CATTCATTTGAATTGGATGACACACCCACACGTGAACGCATTCGTTTGCAACATAAGTCTGGAACATTCACCGAGATTCATCCAAATGGTGATGAGGTTCACAAAATTATTGGTGATGGTTATCACATCGTTCTGGGTGACCATAACATTTCCATTGGTGTAGATGATGGACAATTAGCAAAAAAATTAAACATCACTGTCAATGGTGATGCATATTTCTATGTCAAAGGTGATAAAGTTGAACAGATTGATGGCAGTGTTGAACAGTTCATTAAAGGTGATTTTACGCAAACTGTACAAGGAACACATACCGTTTCATCTTTTGGTAACATGAAAATCAATGCTGGTTCTAGTGTGAGTCTTGTGCCTGGTCTAGAAAGTAAACTGACAATTACTTCTAATTTTGTCGATATAAATGCAGATGTTGATATTGCTACAGGTCTTGTGGCAGAAAAAATAACATCAAGAGGAAGAATTGATTCGGGACCATTATCTGGCATTAGTGCTGGTGTGATGGGTTTCTATTCATTGACTGGTGGTGTTTCGATTGGATTACCAACACCACCGGTGCCAGCCACAATAATGTGTTCTGGACCAATCACATCTTTTTCCAGTGTGTCAGCACCACTCGGAACTTACGGCATCTCTGCATCACTGTTAGGATTTGACGTAATCAATACATTGGTTAGAAAAGTTCACACACATATCGCAAGAGGTGGTCCAACATCACCCCCTTTACAACCAGAAGTGAAAGCTTAAAGGAAATATATTATGTCTGGAGTATACGCTTTACTAGGATTCGACACCACAGATCCAATTGCCAATGGTGCAGTTGAACAATTGAGTCCATCTGTTCAAACGCAGATGAAAATGATGCCACAGTTGTTACAACCATGGCAAGAAACCGATTTGATATCAAATGAAACCGAACAATACTATTTAAATCCCACATCGAATACAATCAATGTTATCTGGTCAACAGCAAATACAATTAATAATAGATCGTTCGATTCAAATGGTTTTATAAATGTAACATTCAGCACTCCTGGTGTTTCAAATGTTATGGTCAGTGCATTGGCAGTTGCAAAAAATGTTTCACAAAACGTTGCAAACAGTTTTATGATTCACACAAATAGGATATCAAATGTGATACCTATGGATTTTGATGTTACGTCACCACATTACGAAACAGCGATAGGTTATGGCAAAATTATCATGTATATTGTCAATCAAACCGATAATATACAGAACAATTCACCTATGATTGGTAGTTTTTCCAGTCTTTTTGTTGCAAATACCTTGTCCGATTACTCAAATACGTTCGTTACAGTATCAAATCTTTACATAGGATCATTTGTTGGCAACGTTTCTTCGTTAAGTTTGTCTGATGCCAATGCATTTGCAAATGCTGCAAATCAAGTTTCGAATACGATGACAACCTATAGACAAAAAGACTTCGATTTCTTTGCAAATTCACAAATGGTTGTGGACAGATACAATAAAGTCAGTGAATTCAATAGAATTGGCCAGACGGAACTGTTCCTAATCAATGATTATATCGGAACACCAAATCTGAAGAGTAATTTGGCAAATACCATCAATAAGACTTAAAATTTCGAAATTTTTGATTCCGGCCCAAGAATTTTCTCCGATGAAACCAAAAGTCCAAAAAAGCATTTTACTTTTCGCACATAAATAAAAGATGACACAAACATTAAACAAACTATATTCGGACATAGATTTCACCTTCACCAGAGTGCCGGTGACTGGTGATGTTGCCGTTAGTTATGATTTTCAGGCTGTCACACGTTCCGTCAGAAATTTGTTGAGAACAAATAACTACGAAAGACCATTTAATCCTGATCTAGGTTCAAAATTAAATGCATTATTGTTTGAACCGATGACGGCTTTGACAGAAAATAATATAGAAAACGAAATTGCTCAGATGATCGGAGCCTATGAGCCTAGAGTAATTTTGCAAAAGGTGAACGTGGAAGCAGATGATGCCAGAAACGCCTACAATGTGACGATAAGTTTTTTCCTACAAAATGCTACCACACCAACATCAATAACAATCCTTTTAGAGAGAAACCGATAAATGGCTGGAGCAAATAGCAATATTCAGATAACAGATTTGGATTTTAATGATATTAAAAACAATCTGAAGAACTATCTAAAGTCACAAAACACTTTAAAAGACTATAACTTTGAAGGTTCAGCACTCTCTGTACTATTAGATATTCTTTCATATAATACGCAATACAACGCATATTATTTGAACATGGTTGCAAATGAGATGTTTTTGGACTCTGCAATTCAGAGAGAATCCGTTGTTTCGTTAGCCAAACTACTAAATTACACACCTAAATCTGCAATTGCACCTGAAGCTGTTGTTAACGTCACGGTGAATCAGGTCACAGATGCGTCACTGACACTACCAAAGAACACACCATTTCTATCTGAAAACATTGATGGTGTCAACTATAGTTTTGTTACAACAGATTCCACAACAGTTGCCGTTTCTGGTCAACGTGCATTCTTTTCGAATGTAAAAATAAAGCAAGGTGTTTCTGCATCAATCGCTTATGAAGTTGATTCTGCATCGAATCCAACGTATACATTCTCTATTCCTGACGAAAATGTCGATACAACAACACTGTTGGTATCCGTACAACAGTCCGTTTCAAATAGTGCATATGACATTTACACCAAGGCATCAGATGTTTTGTTGTTGAATGGTGATTCTAAGGTATATTTCTTACAAGAGGGTGTTAACGGCCTGTACGAAATTAGTTTCGGTGATAATCTATTAGGTAAACAACTTATCAATGGTAACATTGTCAATTTAAGTTATTTGACAACAGATGGTTCTGCCTCTGCTGGTGCGAATAGTTTCATTAACATGGATGCAATCAGTGGATTCTCTAATGTTGTTGTCGCATCTGTGCAGGCCACATCTTTTGGGCAAGATAAAGAAACTGTAGATTCTATAAGATTTCAGGCACCAAAATCTTTCTCTGCACAAAAACGTGCAGTTACCAAAGAAGATTACATCACAGCAATTCAACAGAACAATTTAGGTTATTCTTTTGATGCTGTCAACGTTTGGGGTGGCCAAGAAAATGATACGCCGATTTATGGGCAAGTTTTCGTTTCACTGAAACCAGCAGGTTCTTACAACCTAACACAACTACAGAAACAGAAGCTGATACAAGATGTTATCAAACCAATTTCTGTTCTGACAGTTACACCAACAATTGTGGATCCAGACTATACTTACTTGCAACTGACTGTAAATGTATTGTATGATCCAAACAAAACAAATCTAACCGCGTCACAAATCAAAACAAATGTGAAGAATGCGATTGCCAGTTTGGCTACAAGTCAGTTGAACACTTTCAATTCGACATTCAACATCACAAGTTTCAACAATGCGGTGAACAATGTAAGTCCAGCAATCATTACAAATGAAATCAGTCTACAAGTTCAGAAGAAATTCTTCCCAATTTTGACTGTACCAACAACATACAATCTATATTACGGAACAACACTCAAGAGAGGTATGTTCCAAAGTGGTATTAATTCATCACCAGCGATGCAATTCAGAGATCCAGACAATCTGTCAACGATCATTAATGGTGTACAAATAGAAGAAGTGCCATCATCAACTGGCGGTGTCGATTCAATTTCTATTATCAATCCAGGTTTTGGATATCAGAGTGCTCCAACAATTGAAATTCTTGGTGATGGTGTTGGTGCGACAGCAGAGAGTGTAATTTCTGCCACAGGTACACTAAAATCAATCAATGTGATAAACAAAGGTTCGGGTTACACAAGTGCCATTGTTAAAATCACACCAAAATCAAATGATACGACTGGACAATTGGGTGCTGCAACAGTAAATCTTGAGGGTCGTTATGGTACATTGAGATCGTTCTACAATAATAATGAAAACGTTAAGATCATATTGAACAATTCGGTTGGCCTTGTCGATTATAACTTAGGTATAATCACACTGGAAAACTTCAGCCCTTATGGTGTACAGAATGATCTTGGTCAATTGACGATTTCTGCAAATCCAACAACATCGATTATCTCATCAACTTATAATAGGATCATAACAGTAGATCCATTTGATCCGAATTCGATTATCGTTAACGTAAATAGTAAGTAAAATGATTCCTGATTTTCAGAAAACTTCGTTACTGATACCATCTCAGCTTCCCGCTTTTATTAGGGAAAGCCCAGACTATGATAAATTTGTCACATTCTTGCAGGCTTATTATGAGTGGATGGAAGAGAACGGCAATGTCACGGAGAGAAGTAAAAACATTCTCAACTACAAAGACATTGATAGAACAACTGAAGAATTTTTAGATTACTTCACGAATGAATTCTTGCAATATTTTCCGCAAGAAATACTAATAGATAAACGCACTGCTGTAAAGTATGCTCGTCAGTTATACTACACAAAAGGAACACCTGCGTCTTATCAATTTCTGTTCAGAATACTATACGATTCGGATTTTGATATTTTTTATACGAAGGATGCAGTTCTAAAGGCATCTGATGGTACATGGTATGTTGCAAAAAGTTTAAAACTGGCCACAGGCAATAAAAACTTTCTGAATGTAAACAACTATAGATTATTTGGCGAAACAACAAAATCAATTGCAACAATTGAAAATGCAACATCAACGGGCAATAGAGTTGAAGTTTTTGTTTCCGACATTACAAGATTGTTTCAGTCGGGTGAATTTGTTAGGGTTGTCGATACAAACAATCAGGACGTTTTGTTTGGTGGTCAACCACTCAGAGCAAAAATTGTAGGACAAATCAGTCAGATAAGAATTGATCCCAATAGAAGAGGCCTATTGTATCAAACTGGTGATCCGGTAGTGATTTATGGTGGTCTGAATTCTGCCAATGGAGTTGGTGCGGTGGCCACAGTTGGTGAAACAACAACAGGTTCAATTCAACGTATTAATGTTGTCACTGAGGGTTATGGATATAGAAACGCACCAAATACAATCATTACAATATCCAACGCGATAGGTGCAACGGCAGCTGTTGGTTCTTTAGATCCAAATCCTTTAAAAACTGCCAATGTTGGACTATTGTCTATAGAAGCTATTAATCCCAAAAGATTGGTAACAATAGGCAACACAAATTATGGTTTTGCAAATGTGGCTTCCGCAAATGCAAACACCAGATTGTCGGATGCATTCACATTCTCTCAGTTTGCCACATATCCATTGTCCTCTGTACTGGTCACAAATGGTGGCGGTGGCATCAGAAACATTCCAACAGTAGAAGCAACATCTTTATATGTAAATGATTTGGGTGATTCTATCGACCTTGGTAATTTGGGTATACTTGCACCAATTCAGATTCTAAATGGTGGGCAAGGTTATCGAGCGAATGATAGAATAGTTTTTTCTGGCGGCACCGGCATCGGTGCTCGAGCAAACGTCATATCAGTTTCTGGAACTGGTGCAATTACAGACGTTGAATATGTTTATGGACCTGTGAGAGATTATCCACTTGGAGGTACAGGTTATACCGAGTTGTCATTGCCAACAGTAACGGTGCAGTCATCAAATGTGCAAGCTTCTGGTGCAAGTTTAATTGTTCCAGGCATACTTGGTAGAGGTGCAACATTCTCTGTTGTGGCAGACAGAACTGGCGCGGTAACAACAATTAACGTTAGCAATCCAGGTGAAGATTATGTTTCAGCACCTGGTATTTCTTTAAAAGTCGAAGACATTTTGGTTTCCAACGTTGCACCAGCACTAATAAAAAGTGGTGATGTTATTTTCCAAGGAGCCAATGCGAATACTTCAACTTATTTGGCATACATAGAATCTTTTACCGTTTACCAATTCAATCCTGATCCAGCACAAACAATATACATGTTGCGTGTTTATGATTACAATTCAACACCAAACACTGCATTGCCACTGAAAACGGAAAAGAATGTTAACTTGCGAATGGTTAATGCTGCACTAGATCCAAGTTACGGTTCCAATGGTGTAAGAAGATATGGTGATGGTAACGCAAGAGCTAATGCATCTTTCTTGAACGGGCTTGTTGTCAGTCAAGGTCAATATCTGAACTCAAAAGGTAAACCAAGTTCTTCAGACGTACTACAAAGTAAGATTTATAACAACTTCACTTACATAATCAGTGTTGAAAAAGAGATTGAAAAATACAGAGACATATTATTGAATCTGTTGCACCCAACAGGAATGAATTTCTTGGGTAGATATGTATTAAAATCAAATGCTGAGTATCAACTTGATACCTACAGTGCGGTATATCAGGGTTACCCACTAGATCACTTTACAGGTTATACTGGTACACACGCACATATCTATACCAGTTTTACAAACGGCAGCAACAACATAATTTACTTTGACGATTTGGCTGGTTCAAATATTGCAAACATTATATTTGCAAATACAGACACGATTGTATTGAAACCAACAAATGGTCCGTATGTTTCTTCAAAAGTTATCTCTGTCAATAGTGTTGCAAATACAGTAACAGTTGAAAACAATGTATGGCTGACTTATGCAAACGTTGCATTCGTATCTGGCAATTCTGGTTCGAACTTCATAAATATTAGATCATTGACTGGTGCATATAATATTATAAACAATGGTCAATATAGCAACACGGATTATCCAATCAAAGATATCGTTTACGTGGGCGATACAATTTTGGTAGATAATAACACAAGTAAAGTTGTGCAGAGTGTTGACTTTGAAAACGATAAGATTTATTTGACAGCGAATCTAACATCAAATGTTGGTAATACACTAATGTCGGTCAACAGAACATTCATTGCAAATACATCTCTGGATTCAAGACAGATATTCATTTATGGTGCAGTTGGTCAAGTTTATGTACCAGAACTTACAACAGAAGATGGACTTTCAATAACAACTGAAGATGGTAGAACACTTCTATTAGGATAAAAAATGTCAACAGTAAAAATTACAGACTTAGCATCAAAAACGCTGGCAACAAACACTGCAAATACAATATTTGTTGGTGTGGATTTGCCAACTGGCGTAACAGGAAAGTATACAGCCAAAAATTTAGTTGATAATCTGTATGCAAATGATCCTTTGCCCATTGGTAATACAATTATATTTGCTGACAGTACCACACAAAATACTTCTTTCGCTGCGGCAGCATCATATGCAAATGCTGCGTTCTTAAGAGCCAATGCAGCATACGGTTCACAGAACACAACAGGAACTTATGCCAATGCAGCATTCTTGGTGGCAAATACACCACACGCTATTGCAAACTCTGCTGCACTATATGCCAACGGCGCATTCTTACAATCAAATGCTGCATTCTTGGTAGCAAATACACCTACACATGTAGCAAACTCAGCAGCTCTCTATGCTAACGGTGCATTCGCAAAAGCAAATGCTGCACTGGCCAATACATCAGGAACATTTGATGGTAACCTATCAGTAACAGGCAATTTAAACTTATTGAATGGTTCACTATCTTCTGCTGGAAACATGACTGTCAATGGAACCATGGTTCTCGCTAATAGCAACTTTTCAGCGACAGAATCTGCAATAACAATCAAGGCAACTGCAAATACGGCCACACCGTCAAATGATGGTTACATGCTGCACATTTCAGGTAAACAAAACGTTGCTTCACGAATCGTATTTGATTCTTATAGTGTGACTGGCAATGCATATGCTGTTGTTGCTGGTAGAACAGCAAGAGGTACAGTCGATGCACCATTAGCCGCAGCAAATGGTGATGTGTTGATGAGAGTTTCGGGTAACGGCCATGGTGGTGCAGGTGCAGGCTTCACACAGTTTGGTGTTGCTCGTATTGATATCGTTGCAACAGAAAACTATTCTTTGACAAATAGAGGATCACAGATTCAATTCTGGAATTGCCCAGTAGGATCTAATACACTACAAAGAATTGCATCATTCAATGGTGATTCTGTAACTTTCACGGGTGTTGTTGAACCACAAAAAGGATTCATTTACGTACCAACGGTTCTCCCTGGTTCACAAACAGCATTCACAATTGATTTTTCAACAACATCATTAATTAAAGCAAGTGTGGCCGCAGATTGTACCATATCACTTTCAAATTATGTATATGGTAAAGTTGTTGAGGTTTGGATAACGAATACATCAGGACTTACAAGAACAATTACACACGGATGCACAGCAACCAATTCTAGTGAAAATTCTGCCACATTTACAATGCCTGGAACAAGTTCAGCTTATTTGAAGTATTTCAGTATTGATGGTGATAATGCAAATACATTTGTAGCAATCCAACACGGTTAATAAATAACTCACTATGACAAATAAAATCGTAATCACACCTGAAGCTAAGCTCTTACAAGTGCAACAGAGTTATTATGCACCTGTTGCCGTAATCGCATCGAAAAATAACCTACCTGTTGAAACAAACTATTGTTTTCTTTCCAGAGTTGACCCGTGGCCACAGGCAAATACACCACCAGTTCCAGGTTTAGATCAAAAGAGTAGAAAAGAAGTTTTCAAAAACATCTTCGCGGTGAAAAAAGTAAACACTTCTGATATTTCTCCAGTAATTCAAAGAATCGATTGGGAATCAGGAACAATTTACGACTATTATCGTGATGATATTAATATTCTAGAACAAGATGAAAACGGAAATTTAGTTTACAATTTCTACATCAAAAACAAATACGATCAAGTTTTTAAGTGCTTGTGGAATGGAAATGGTGCAGCTGCAACAGATGAACCAATGTTCACACCAGGCACATATGGAACAAATAACATTTATGTTGGCTCTGATGGTTACAAATGGAAATTTATCTATGCCATTGATGCCGGTTTAAAAGTTAAATTCATGGACACAAAATGGATGCCCGTTGGTGTCACCACAAATTCATTGAATCCACTTTCTACCGCGGAAGGTATTGGTGGAGTTGAGGTCATAAACATATACAATGGTGGTTCAGGTTACGATGCACCCAATGCAACGGTTACTATAACTATAACTGGTGATGGCAATGGTGCAATTGCAACTGCCAATACATCTAATGGATCTATTATTGATATCACCATTACAAATCCCGGTGCAAATTACACTTACGCAAATGTAATCGTCACATCAGCTTTAGGTAGCGGCGTGGTTGCGTATGCGAACACATCACCTGTTGGTGGCCATGGTTACGATCCGATTTCTGAACTTGGTTGTTCACATGTTATGTATTCTGTTGAGTTTAATGGCTCTGAAAATGGTGAAATACCAACAGACATTGACTTTCACCAATTAGGTTTGGTAGTAAATCCAACATCTAAACAAACAACTCCAAATCCAGCAAACGGTACAATTTTCAGAACAACAACCGATTTCGTTGTCTCTTCTGGTTTCGGATCGTTCCTAAAAGATGAGGTTGTTTATCAAGGTCCTTCTTTGGCAGCGGCAACATTTACTGCAAAAGTTTTGAGTTTTGATGTTGCAAGCAATGTGCTCAGACTCATAAATACAACAGGCACACCAATATTTAATGGTTCCGTTTACGGAAACACATCATCAACAGCAAGAACTGTACTAACCATCAGTTATCCAAGCTTTGTTTTATTCTCTGGATATTTGGCATATATAGAAAATAGAGAAGGTATTCAAAGAAGTGCTGACGGCATAGAACAATATAGATTCGTATTAGGTTACTAAAGGAAAAAAATGGCTCTGAATTTTAACGTTGATCCATATTACGATGATTTTGACCCATCAAAGAATTTTCATCGTATTCTTTTTAAACCGGGTGTGGCAGTACAGGCAAGAGAGCTAACACAATCCCAAACAATTCTGCAAAGCCAGATTTCTAAGTTTGCAGATAACATCTTCTCTCAGAATACACCAGTTACCGGTGGTAAAGTTACCATCAATCAGAACTGTTACTATTTAAAACTAAATGCTCAGTACAATAGTGCTGACATTGTTGCTGGCGATTTCACCAACAAAATCATTCAAGATTCAACTGGTCAAATTATTGCGAAAGTAATTAAGACAGCAGAAGCCACAGGTACAGACATTGCAGCAGGTGATCCACCAACACTGATCGTTACTTATTTGTCTGGTCAAAAGTTCAGTGATGGTATGGATGTTTTCCCAGCCGATGGATCAAACTTCGCAGCAACAATTATTGGTACTCTTGGTGGTTCAACAGGTGTTGGTCTATCTTCTGTTGCATCCATTTCTGATGGTGTTTTCTATATTGTCAATGGATATTCACAATCAAACGTACAGAATGAAGATGGCACATATACCAAATATTCTATTGGTAACTTTGTGTCCGTTCAACCACAAACAACAATATTAGACAAGTACAGTTCAACACCGTCCTATCGTGTCGGTTTGTCGATCCAAGAAACGATTGTGGACTATATCGATGATCCATCACTGTTGGATCCGGCAGTTGGTGCATCAAACTATCAAGCACCAGGTGCAGACAGATACCAAATCAATCTTTCACTGACAACTTTAGCATTGGAACCAGGTAATGATGATGCATTCGTTGAACTGTTAAGAATCGAAAATGGTAATGTTCGCAAGCAAGTAAACAACACGGTTTATTCCGTTATCGATGAATACTTTGCAAAGAGAACATCTGAAACAAATGGTGATTATATTGTCAGCAATTTCAAGATAACACCTTCTGCAAACACAATCGATGCAAATACATATATCTTAGGCGTTGGTCCTGGTATTGCATATGTTCAAGGTTTCAGATTAGAAAATCAATCAACGTTACAAATTACATCTGATCGTGCAAGAACAACAGATTCTGTAAACAACAACAGTAACTTTATTGATTATGGCAATTACATCTACATTGATAATCTAAAAGGACAAGGTAGCAGTTTCTTTGATATCACAACCGGAAGCCCAGTAGATTTTCACGTTGTTGGTGCTGCAGCTGTTAGCAGAGCAAATACAACAACTTACAATTCAACATTGGCAGGCAGTGGTTACATTCGTGCATTGAGTTATGTTCAGGCATCAAACGGTTCGAACACACAAACATACACCTACAAAGCACACATCTTTGATCTTGCAAGTAAAACACTTTCAAGCAATGTTTCATCCGCCAACACCAATTTCACGACACTATATGTCGGTTCAGCTGGTCAATTGTCGAACGTAGCAAATGCATACGTTGGTTGTTCCATCACAATTAATTCTGGTACAAATGCAGGTGATGCAAGAACAATCACCTACTATGATCCGAACAATAAGACAATTCAAACTGACGCACCATTCACGATTGCGCCGGACGCAACTTCACAGTTCTCAATTCGTTTTGGTGTAAAAGATTTTGAAACAATGGTACAACCTGTTGTTGGTACACCTTACACATATACAGGCAGTGCAAGTATTAGTAATCTAGGTAAAGTGAATAATGTTGCTTCAGGTTATGCACAGTTGTTCAACCCCGGAAATCCTCAACTGATCTTCCCATTGGGTAACAAGTTTGTTTCTGCCGTAACCGATTCTTCTTTCACCACACTGCAAGAATATAGAGCACAATCTTTTGCTAGTTATTTGACTGGTTCTAGAAGATATTTACAGTTAGATCCATCATCGACAGGAACATTCGACCTGATCAGAACAGGCACAACAGAATCTGCTGATGCAATCAGACAAAACTGGATAGTTGTTGTTACAGACAGACTAACCAATACAACAATAAACAATGGTGATGTTATCGACTTCACAACAGGCACCAGAAGCATTGCTGTTGATTCGGACAAAAATGGTGCATATCTAACATGCCCAGACCTTGCACCATTCACAGCAACAATCTATGTTAAACTGTCTGTTACAGATGGCAATGATACAAACTATGTGTTGAAAACCAAAACACTTGTTCAAGCAAACACAACAGTAGCAAGTTCTGCTGGTCCAGATGGAGTTGTCAACAACACATATGTTGACTTGACAAACGGACAAATTTGGATTCCAACTGCTGGTGTATTGAGTTATGGTAACAACCAGAAATTGTATGTTTCAGATGTTAAGAGAATTGTTAAGATTATCGACACAAATGGTGAAACACCAAACACTGCTCTGTTGTCAACCGGAACAGATATAACATCATACTACACATTCAATGACGGTCAAACCGATAGTTATTATGGCCACTCATACATCACACTGAAACCTGGTCGCCAGAAACCAGTTTCATTGTGGATTCTATTTGATCACTTCAGTCATTCTGGTGGTGATGGTTACTTCAGCGCACAGTCATATACAAACGTTGGATTCACCGACAGACCAAAATACTATGCAGGTAACGGTACACTATATGATCTGAAAGACTGTTTAGATTTCAGACCTGCTGTATTGAATGGTCAAGGTAACTTTGTATTCAAATACAAAATCACACCAACAACTACAAACAGTTCTGGCTTCTTTATTCCAGCAGACTTGAGTGCATTCACATCTGATTATGCATACTATCTGGGAAGAAAAGATATTCTTGTAATTGGTAAAGACAAGGGCATAAGATTAATTCAAGGTGTGCCGGACATTAATCCTGTTTTCCCAACTCAACCGGAAGGATCGATGTTACTGGCTAACATATCATTAGATCCATACACCGAATATGTGACGGGACAAACGACAACTGGCCAAGTTGCAAACATCAATGTTCAACCAGTTCTACACAAACGTTGGGCATTCAAAGACATTACGGATTTGCAAACACGTGTTAACAATCTGGAATATTACACATCATTGAATTTGTTGGAACAAAAGGCAACAAATCTACAAATACCTGATGGTAACGGCTTGAATCGTTTCAAGAACGGTATTCTAGTTGATGACTTCTCAACCTTCAGTGTTGGTGACACATTCAATCCAGATTTTAGTGCTGCGATTAATACAAGATTGCAATACTTGTCACCTGCGATATTGGTTAAAAATTATCCTTTACAGAATCAACAACTATTGAGTGTTGGTGGATTCAAAGGTTTGTCTAACACAGCAACTACAGGTCTGTCATTCAAGGCAACCAATACAGACAATTCACCACTGTATACTTTAAAATATACAGAGGAAATAATTGCAAGTCAACCTCTGGCAAGCAGAACCATTTCTGTTAATCCTTTTGCTGTTGCAGATTCGATTGGTACATTGTCTCTGACTCCACCTATGGATAACTGGATCGACAACACAAAACAACCAGACTTGTTGTTTATTGATCCAAATCTGAGAATGTACAAACCGTCAAATGAATTCAATTTACTTGAAGGTGATCCAACATTGGCTGTTCTAGATTGGAAAACAATTCCAGGAACAGAAACAACAACCACACAAACATTAACTGATAGTGACGGTTCATCTTACAATGCAAACGTTACAACTGTAGATAAACAAAATATTTACACATACGGTTACTGGTCACAATCATATTCTGTTGAAGGTAATTATATCTCTAATGTTTCGTTGTTACCATATATCAGAGCACAACAGATTTCATTCAGAGCAACAGACATGTTGTTCAATACTACAGTCAATGCATTCTTTGATGAGAAACGTGTTTCTCGTATGATAAGAAAGCCAAACATCATTGAATTGAATTCTGTTTCTGGCAAATTCAATATTGGTGATACGATTGGTTTCCTTGTTAGTTCCGTATTCACCAAAACAGGCGTGATTTCTGATATCTACACTTATCCAAATGGCAATGTTCGTTTGTATGTTGTGGGTGATATTGGTAGCACAACTTATGGTGCAATCGTAAGAAACGGATTCTTCAACACATCAGGTGTATATCAAAATAGCACAGCAAGTGGCACATATGTTTCTGAAACACATTATTCTGGTGCATTTAGAGCAAACACCACTTCAGCAAACACTGTGACACTTGCATCATCGGCGTCATCAAGCAATACTGCTTATGTTGGCCAAGAATTTTGGATCGTTAATGGTTCGCAAGAAAGTGTTCTTTCTATACCTATCGGTCAAAAGGCAACAGTTTCAAGTTATAACGGTGTAACAAAAGTGGCAACGTTGAGTAGAAATGTGATTGCAAAGACTGGTGAAACATACTCGATTGGATCATTAACAACAAACGAAGTTGGTTCTGTATCTGGTGTGTTTAATTGTCCTGGTGGTTACTTCAATGTGGGTGAAAGAACTTTCAGAATAGATAATAGAATTATCACCGAAGGTGCAACCGATTTCTTCTATAATAAAGGCACAGAAACCACATCGGCCGAAGCAACGTTCTTTGCACAAGGTCTTTCAACAAATTCACAGAAAATTAATTATTCTGCGAGTGTTTCTGGACAAGCAAACACGTTAACTACGATAAAGACATCCAATGATGTTGTAACAAACACTCAGAGAATACAAACTGGTGGCGGCGGTGGCGGTTGCTGTGTTATCTCTACAGCAATGGCTGACATGGGTATTTGGTCAAAAGATCAGAAGTTTGATCTAATCGAATGGTGTGAAAAGTATCTACACAACAAGACACTTGGTGAATGCTTCCGCCGTGGATATCAAGTGATTGGTTCGAAGGTTGCTGTGCCGTTGTTGAGAGATCAAGGCATTGTCGGTAAGATCGTAAGACCTTATGGCAATTGGGCATTCACCAATGGTACAAACATGGTTCGTGGTAAAAAGTTCTCATGGTTGTCATTACCAAACTCTCTGGTTTGGATTGCAGGTTTCATGGCAGTTGGTGCGGTCGTAACAACAAAGTATGCAAACAAGTGCTGGAAAAAACTGTACGAATAAATTATGGGACTAAGCGTAGCTGAATATTTCGCACAAAAGGAGGCATGTGCCTCCTGTGTGGATCACGGTACCGAAGAACATTGTGTTACCACATTATTGAGTAGAAAAGAAAATTGTTTTGTTTATAGTATTATACATAACCAAATTGGTGAGTATAAACAAGAAGAGATAGAATTGCTCAGAAAAATGAGGGAAGAATCCTCAGAAGAAGAGAATGTAATTTATTATGTTAGAGGTGAAAGAATCATCGAAAAGATGCATCTTATGGAGAAACCTTTCTATGAGCAGGTATCTTTTTTTAGTTATATCAACTTTAAATACATCAAAAGTGTTGTTGAAGCACTAGTTCAGAAACGAACAGAAGATGCAAAACGTCTAATAAATACTATGTTAGAAGTTCTTGAAAAAGAAAATAACATACCGAAGGAATTAAATGAGTTCAAGTACTATTGATCCAGTAGCGCAAACATTTATCATAGATGGTCAAAATTTTCCATCTGGAGCTTTCTTAAGTTCCGTAAATTTGTTTTTTAGAACAAAGCCAGCGACCAGTATACCGGTTCGTGTTTGCATTTTACCAACTATTAATGGTTATCCAACTGGCCAGCCTTTGGAATATTCTATCGTTAGTGTGCCAGCCACTTCTGTTAATGTATCTGAAACACCACACTATTTAAATGCGGCCACATATACAAATTTTGCTTTTTCTTCACCGGTTTATATTAACCCAGATCAGTTATATGCAATAGTTGTACAATCATCTTCTGATGAATATACATTATGGTGTTCACAACAAGGTGATAGTGCATTGTTGTCAACATCAAAAGCTCTTCCAACAGACCCAAATCCATCTACACCAACAAAGATTGTTACCACACCATATGTTGGTGACTTGTTTGAATCACAGAATGGATTGACTTGGACAGCCGATCTATTAAAAGACTTGATGTTTACAATCAATAGATGTAAGTTTAGTACCAATACATCACCATCAATGTCATTTGTTGTGCCGGCAGGATTACCAGAAAGAAGAAGAATTGAATCGGATACAGCTCTTGCAACAGCCAATTCTATATACGATGCACTTAACCTATCCACAACAGACCTAACACCACCAGGAACATCACTTACATATCAGTACACCACAACACTGGCATCTGGTACCGCGGATGGTCCTTACAGTGTGAATCCAGGAAAATACGGAACACCAAATTCTGAAGATGTTGGTTTAAATGACAACAAAGGTTCAAGAGTATTGAATTATACCGCAAACGATTCGTTCAAATTACAGGTTACTTTATCTACAGACAATGATGCGGTAAGCCCAGTTATTTCAGAAGACGGATTGAGCCTATGGACAACTCGTTATAGAATCAATAACATGGGTATTTCGAACAGTGATATTTTCTTGATTTCTGGTGGTCGTGGTTACTTGGCCAATGCAAACGGAACAATTTCATATCCACAAATTTCTGTTTCTGCACCGGATTTGGCTGGTGGTGAACAAGCTTATGTTTCTGCCAACATTTATTTGGGAAATATTGTCAGTGTATATGTCACATCAGAAGGTTCTGGATATTTGACAACACCAACAATTGCCATTCCGAATACATCGATTATTGCAGCTAACGTAATTGTTGCGGGTGAAACATCACCTACAGGCGGCAACGGCAGAGCCAGATACATTACACAAACAGTTACACTGGCTGAGGGTAGTGATTCTGGTGACCTGAGAGTTTATACAACCGCATACAGACCAACAAATTCTGATATTCATGTATACTACAAGATTGTAGCTAGAGATGATACACAGAAAATTGAAGATGGTGATTGGAAACTAATGACAATCACAAGTGGTGCCGGAAGATACTCGACAAGTTTCTCCGATATCGTTGAATATGAATTCTCACCAGGCACTTTAAATGTTGCAGATGAATTTGTAAGTTATACTAGCAAAGCAAATGGTCTTTCTTACACATCATTCTACCAGTTTATGATTAAAGTTGTTATGTCATCTTCGGATTCTACATTCTCACCATTCTTGGAAGACATAAGAGCAATTGCTCTACCACCAGGAACAGGACTATAAGATGTTAGTCAAAATAGAGGGCACAAATCTGTATCGTGATACAGAAACTATGGCTTTAATTAACAGAGACACCAAAGAAAAAAATGATTACATAATGAAGTCTCGTTTAATTAAGAACCAAAAAGATCAAATAAATACCGTAAAAGAAGAAATAGAAGTCATCAAAGGTGAAATGTCAGAAATTAAACAGTTGATGATAAAACTACTCGAAAAAGGTTCAAATGGCTAATACAGTTACATCGTTAAGTTACGCAAACACATTTGGTGAGTGGGTTGTTGCGACTAATAATCTTATTAGAGAGAATAATGATCTTGCTGCAAATGATTATATCAAGAGCACAGGTACAGTTTATCTTAATGAAACGACACAAAACTCACTCCAGGCGAACGGAACTGTAATTGTACAGAAACAGTTACTTGTACAAGGTACCGGTTCATCTGCAACAGTACAAAATAATTTAAACGTTGGTAGTCAACTATATCTAACAAATGGTACACTAAGTTTAGTTGCTTCGGGTCAAGCAAACGTTGCTGGTCAAATTAACGGGCAGGCTTCTGGTATTGGCCTGTTTATTGCAAACAATGCACACATTGGTGGTACCACAGTATCTGCAATAAGACTCACAACAGGAGTATTGCAGGCAAACTCTTCCGTTAATACATCAAACGCTTCGATTGTAAACACGTTATATACCAAAGATTTACAGGCCAACTCAACAATCGTTACGCCAACAATTTCTGTAACGGGTACAACGTTTACTAATGCATTACAAGCTAATGCATTTATGAGCGCACCAACAGCTTCGGTAATTAATACTACATTTACCAATCTGTTGCAAGCCAACACTTCTACAAATACAGCGACAGCTTCTGTAACAGGAACAACTTTTACTGATGTATTACAGGCCAATACGTCCTCAAATACTGCAACGGCTTCTGTTACTGGTACCACATTTACGAATGTATTACAGGCTAACACTTCTACAAATACAGCGACAGCTTCTGTCACTGGCACCACATTCACAAATGTATTGCAAGCCAATACATCTACGAACACAAGATTTTCTTCTGTAACTGGTACAACATTTACTGGTACTTTACAAGCAAATACTTCTGCATTGGTTGGTACACTACAAGCCAACACATCAGTTAGTGCAGTCTCAATTTCTGCATCAGGAACAACGTTTACTAGTTCTTTACAAGCTAACAATGTTGCTACCGTAAATTCGCTGGTGGCCAATACAAATGTGGGTGCAGCAACAGTTTCTGCTACCGGTTCAACAACCACAAACATACTGCAAGCCAACACTTCTGTAAATACGGCGACAGCATCTATTACAGGTACAACATTTACGGATATTTTACAGGCGAATACGACTGCCATTGTAAATTCATTAAGAGCCAATAACGCAGTAAATACAAACTCGTTACTTGCAAATACTATTACTGTCAATAATATAATTAATGGTAATGCGGCCGCCGGTTATTTTAATAGTTTATCTGTTCAAGGTGGAGGATTAACAGTTGGTGGCAACTTTGTTATAACTGGTACAACTGTATACACTTCGAATACGTTTATTATTTCTTCAAACGTTTCATCTGCAATTTCCAGTTATTTTAATGTTGACAGAGGATCTACTGGTGTTGATGCTGCATTCCGTTGGAATGAACCAGCCAAATATTGGGACATGTTGAATGTCACATCAAACACATATTTCCGTGTTCTCACAGATGAATATTTGAATGACACACTAACGTCTACCAGTACAACATCTGTTGCAACTGCAAACGCACTTAACGCATTAAATACACTTTATAATGCATCAAATACATTCTTGCAAGCTGGTGTTGTTTCTGCTGGTTTGTATGCAAACGGAGCATTCCTAAGAGCTAATGCTGCATACAATTCTCAAAATACAACTGGCACATACGCAAATAATGCATATGCACAGGCAAATACTGCAACTAATAACGCAGCTGGTGCGTCACTGTATGCTAATGGTGCTTTCATACAAGCCAATGCTGCATTCTTGGTGGCAAATACACCAACACATGTAGCCAATTCGGCAGCGTTGTATGCTAATGGTGCATTTGTGCAAGCTAATGCTGGATATACACAGGCTAATACTGCAACCAACAATGCAGCGGGTGCTTCATTATACGCCAATGGTGCTTTTAGACAGGCTAATGCTGGTTATACTCAAGCAAATACTGCAACCAACAATGCGGCTGGTGCTTCTCTATATGCCAATGGTGCTTTCACACAAGCTAATGCTGGATATACTCAAGCCAATACTGCCACAACAAATGCAGCAACAGCAGACTCTAAAGCTGTTACGGCTGGCTCTTATGCAAACTCGGCGTATGGTCAGGCTAATACCGCCACAACAAATGCATCTGTTGCAACCAACAATGCGGCTGGTGCTTCTCTATATGCCAATGGTGCTTTCATACAAGCAAACGCAGCATTCTTAAGAGCCAATACGCCAGATGCAATCGCAAACTCGGCCGCATTATATGCCAACGGTGCGTTTGTTCAAGCTAACGCAGCTTTCACGACAGCTAATAGCGCATTGAATGCAAGTAATCTTTCTAGTGGTACTGTTCCTCTTGCTAGACTGAGTGGTATCACAACGACACAATTGAGTGCTAGTGCTGGTATTACGAATACACAGTTGTCGGCCAGCACAATCTCTGGTGTCTCCTTGGGTGGAACTTTAGCTTCACACACAGCAGGAACATACTTGGTCGGTGATGCTTACAATGGCAGCACATCAAGAACGTGGTCTGTTGATGCCACCACAACAAACACCATAAACAAAATTGCTGCGAGAGATGGTAGTGGTGATATTTACGCAACAGTATTCAGAGGGCTTGCAACCAGTGCCAACTACGCTGACTTGGCAGAAAAGTATTTGGCTGATCAAGAATATGAAGTTGGAACAGTTGTTGCTGTTGGTGGTGAAGCAGAAGTTACTGCCGGTTCATATGGTGATAGAGCAATCGGAGTAGTATCCGCTCATCCTGCTTATATGATGAACAGTGAACTGGAAGGCGGAACTTACATTGCACTTAAAGGTAGGGTTCCAGTGAAAGTATCTGGCACTGTGCGTAAAGGACAACGTTTGGTTGCATACAACAATGGTGCGGCTGTTGCAGCAGTACCTCATGCAAATGACGTTTTTGCAATTGCACTAGAATCCAGTGATGATACTGGAGTAAAACTAATTGAAGCTGTGATTTTATAAATTTCGAAATCCTGGGATCCGGCCCGAAAAAAATCTCGGCGCTTCCCAGGTTCCGAAAAGTCATTTTTACTTTTTACTTGTTATGATGACACTAGATGAGTTTGAAAACTTCCTGTACACAGATTTGGTATACGAACAGAAAATAATATCTGTTATCGATGACCAATCTAGACAAATATTAATTGATGGTATACATCAGTTACACCAATACCCAAACTGTACCATAAAACTGGAACAGATGGAAAAATACAATGAAAGTATTTTCCAAAAGTGTCAAGAGTTGAAGGCAAAATATTCACATCCAGGTCCAATGACTTGTCACGCATTCCTTGCATTCAAAGGTTCTAAAAGTTTTGGTTTGCATACTGATCCAGACAATGTTATAATAGAATGTATTTTTGGTTCAAAGACATTATACGTTGATACCAAAAATGATAGAAAACATGTGCTCAAACAAGGCGAATATATATTCATACCAGCCAACACAGAACACGAAATCGTTAATGAAGAGAAGTCATTGATATTGAGTTTTGGATTTGAAAAATTTTACGTTGAAAAGATAAATTATGGACTTAATGTTCTATTTGAAAACGACAGAAACTTGTAACTTAAATTGTTTACATTGTTTCACTAGTGGTTCCAAAGGTGCAAAGATATATTGGAATCATGTCAAAGTCGCTGATTGGTTACGTAAAATGTCTGTGGAAACTCAATATGCACCACATGTTCATTTTGAATTTCATGGTGGCGAACCATTTCTTGCAGACATTTCTTCACTACAATACGTTTACGACAACTGCCAGAACTTGTGGAAAAGCCAAAGTTGGGGTATCACAACCAATCTGGCTTTCAAACTAGACCAAGAAAAAATAGACTTCATTATGGGTCCATTGGGTGGCAGAGTCGGTACCAGTTGGGATCCAGATATTCGTTTTGCAAATCCCAAACAGTATGATCTTTGGAGAAAGAATGTGCAAACACTGATTGATATGGGTGTCGTTGTGAAACTGTTTATCAGCGTAACTAAAGGCACGATTGCAATTGAACCTATCGAACTGCTTGAGTGGGTAAAGTCACTCGGTGTCAAAGAACTGGCACTGGAACGACTGACTATGAATGGTAGTGCTAAGCAGAACTTACAAATCTTTCCTTCCAATATCGAACAGGACCAGTGGTTTCTGAAGATGCACCATCAGAGTGAAGAACATGATGCGAGAAGTTGGTTTGATAATGAATTTCTGGAAACGGTGTATAATAAATTCGAAACGGGTTTCACCGCAGGCGGAACGTTTTGTAGAGATTGTGAAGAGAAATTATTCACCGTAAATGCAGACGGTACCGTATCTGGTTGTCCCAATTCTGCGCCAGAATTTCAGTTTGGCACTATAAATGATGATATAAAAAGCCTTATAAATAGTCCAATCAGAACAGAAAACATTGCTTGTGAAAGGTCTAGGGATCCTAGATGTTATTCGTGTGATGTATTTGAATATTGTGGTGGAGATTGTCATCAACTTGAATGGGAAAATGATGTGTGTGGTGCACCAAAAAGCTTGATGAGATTCTTAAAAAGTAATCAAAAAAGAAAAGTATGGATATTAAAAGATGGCAACATTAACTAACCCTATAAGAACACAAAACATCGTTGATAGATTTGCGGATTACGTAACTGCAACATCAGCTACGAGTATCGTATGGGGCACAAATGCGAAACCATTTGCTGAAATGCCCGATTCAACTTTCGGTGGTACAACCAGTGGAAGAGCAATAGGTATAAATGGAGGAAGTATAGGTTCAGGTGTAATAACCGCAGCAAATATTTACAATACTCTCGTTAATGAAACTGCAGCATATACATCAATAAGAAATTTAAGAGCAATTTTGTTTGTTGATGGCGGCGGTGGAAATACAGGATCCAGAACAACTCCAGGTATCATTTATGACCAAACAGCTGTTGCATATTTAAATACCAGTTATTTACAAAGTGTTGGAACTCCATCTAATGCTGGAGTTGCTTCAGGAAATGTTGCGTCAGCAGGAAATTTGGAATCATTTTTCAATAATTTAAGAACTTCCTATAATACCGCAAGATCAAGTACCGCAACAGTTCAAGTTAATGTTTGTCATGCTTCGTGTCATAGTTCATGCCACGGTTCACGTTCTAGGAGATAATAATGAATATCGTTGAAACAACTGCACCAATATCTATTGATAATTTAAAAAAATATTTTGCTGACAAAACAACTTTTTTTGTTATCAATTATAAAGAAAGTACATTAAAAGGTACAAAATTGTTGACGTATATATCAAACTTGGATATACCGTGCGATATCTCTTTTAAAGACTGTTCAAATGAAGAATGTTTTGACATGATTAAAGATTATTTGAATACATCCATGATTGTTAATGTATCTTCTTTGGAAAATTCTGTTATTGCAATTCTTCATCAAGCAAAGGAGTTAGCTCCATTAGTGGATAAAGAATTTATTGAAAGCAACAAAGAAATTATAGATAAATGGGTATCAAAATTGGAAAGTTTGACTCTTTATAATATGCATATCATTAAAGAGGATGCATTCAAAGAGTTTGTTGATAGTTTTCCAGTTGATGAAACAAAAGAAATGACTGGTGTCAATTTCATAAGTCTCTTGAAACATCACAATTTTTATTCATTCTTTCAGAACACAAATCAAAATAATTTAAAATTTTATTCACACTATTTTAATGAATATGTTTTTAAAGGTAAGAATTTATTCTCTTACTGGGCTAATGAAAACAATCCTTTATTTTTACTGACGTACAGTATCGCTGAAGGACTGTTTAAAGAAAATGAATACGTTGAAATGAAAAATAAAACTATTCAGGAGTTTAAAGATGTTTCATCTGTTTAATAAAGTTTATGTCGTTTCAGATAGTTTGATTGACATAAACTATGATAGAGTAGTACTATCAAAGAGATATGGAATCAAAATGTATGAACAACTCGACAACGTTTCACAGGGTGAGTTGTTAATGTATGCAGATGGTTTCGCAAGTCTCGGAAAGTCTTTCGATGTTTTCATAAAAGAACTGAACGATCATATTACAAAAACAAACAAAAGAATTGCTGTTTATGTTGATGACAATTCTTTCATGGAATTGATTAGTAATTGGTTGTTCAGAATGTTTAAAAACATGGACGCAAACACCGCATGGTTTGTTGTTGATTTATATCTAAAGAAATCAAAGAAACACCAATCTTGGAGAAGCAATCATTCTTCTTTACAGGTGGAAATATACAAAGATGTTAATGAAACCGATTTCAAGAAGATTTTCAATGGTCTTGCAGTTGATAAAATTGACACAGTATATTCCACAATTAAAGAACAGATAAGCGTGGAATTTTTAATTGCATCATACAAACATGACGGTTCAAATCTAACACCATTGATTTCTTCTTTGGAAAAATTGTTAACAAGATCATTTCAGGAAATTTTGTTGGAAATAAAACACACTGTATATAAAAATCAACACAAATCCAACTTCAACATTTCATTTGACGAAACTTTTTTTAGTAATTCAACTCTTTATAAATCAGAATTTCTCGGAAAAGTTGGCAGTGCAAGTAACGTTGATATCACAAATTCATCCGCAGATGATGTTAAGAAGTTTAAAGACATAGCCAAACAAGTCTATATTAATTGGGATAAATTCTCCGAGAATTCTCCTATCTTCAATAAACTAGACTGGTTCGATCTGCTTCGTGGTGGTTTAACGAAGGAAGAAGTTGATAAAATTTTACAAATGGAAAAAGAAGATACTTCCAATATCAGAATGTATTCATCTCACGATGAAGAATTAATCAATATTTACTTACTAGATCATATACTAAATCAAAATTCGGAGCAATTGAAATCATATCAACTTAGATAAATCAATGAATTATGAATCATGTGAATCACAACAATTACTATGATTTAGGTTTTTTTCGAACGAATGTACCTGATGATATTTTAAAATTACTTTGGTCGGAAGTTTATCTGACAGAATGGATAAATGATTCTGAAGAGGGTATTTACAAACAAATACCCTCTTGGTACAAAAAGAAAAACAAATATGCATTGAAGAAAGATGGTTCGAATAGATCCGAATATGAACGTCTGATCGGAAAAGAAATTTTCGAAAAGACTCCAAGTACACTGATAGAAATTGGCAATAAGCTTATACAGAATGAACAATTTGATTTTTTCAGAACGTACTACAAATCACACGAATTAAAATACATCGATCTCTGGAATGGTTCAGAGAGTATTGATTACCATTTCGATACAATAAATGGATGTGACACATTCATTCTGATTTACCTTACAGACTCCGAAAAATGGTCAAGTGAGTGGGGTGGTTCTATAACCATGAAGAAACAGGTCGGCAGTCTTTGTCACTATGAACAAAAAATTCTTCCTGATAATGCAACCATGTTGGTTGTAAACAATGCAAATCCACTTGTCATGCATAAGGTGGAAAAACTCCACAACACATCAATAAATAGATACACCTTCTCTTTTATTTACAAGTGGTTTTAAATTGATAGCTGAACATGTATTGAATATACACAATAAAAGGCCAGATACTGGTGAAATTATTGTAACACTGTTTGAATATTGTGATTTGAGTTGTTTATTCTGCAACCAAGACCACGATAGCTATGAGGGTATCGATACAATAGTCGGTAAATTTGACTCAGTTAAATTATCAATCGACCAACAAATAAAAAAAGGCAAAAAACAAATCTCCATACACATGATGGGTGGAGAATTATTCTCGGATACAGTAGAAGATAAAGTATTCGATGACTACGCCGAACTCACCAAGAAATTACTGGCATACGGCAAAGAAATAAACATACCTCTAGAAGTTTCTTTTATTACCAACTTTGTATGGGAAAAGAAACAAAGAATAAAGAAATTTCTGGATGATAACGACATATCGGTTATGACCAGTTATGACCCGTCAGGTAGATTCAACAAAAAAACTTTTGAAGTCTACAAAAAAAACATACAAGATTTCAAAGAATATATAATCAGTGTCAACGTCATTATGACGAAGCCAAATATAGATAAGTTCATGTCGGACAATGTACCGTTTTTCGATTACTTGTATGAAAACTTCCCAATCTATTTTGATTATTATGGACCAGGAAAAAACCATGAATTTCTAATGGCAAAAGACGTTGAGATTCGTGACTTTATGAAATACATGTTTGAGAACTGGAACAATTGTCATCCGTTCAAAACATTTACTAATAAAACCGCAAACAAAATGTCATGTATGGATACGCATACTGTTATGCCATCCGGAAAATGGGGTGGTTGTGGTTACTTTGAGAATTTAGAGAAAGTTATACCAATTAAACTTGTAACCGAACAAAAATGGTTTGATGATTACAATTGTTATGAATGTGAACATCTACAAAGATGCACTATGGGATGTTTTATGAGTAATCATGTTAAAGATATGAGAACACAAAATGAATGTTGGTTAAAAGAAGTTTATGATTATGTTGATTTAGAAATTGAAAAGGAGAAATGAAATGATTGTACCATTAATTGAATCGAATAAAGATTTTATTGCTGCCGAAGCGGTTGATTTTGTTCGTAGAACTTATCCAGATTTCAAGTTCGATAACGAACTTCTTCGCAGAGATGTGCATATGGTCATCGATATCTTTATGGGTGAGTTGCATATCAAAGGCGGCGTTTATTCTTATGACATTGAGGATGGTCGTGACATTTCATCTTTTCAATTAAATAGATATATAAAGTCATTCATTGTATTCAGAAATCATTCTGAACAAACAATTAATTGTATTCAATACACTGCTGATTTAATAAAAAAAGTTATAACAAACCAGAAAGTGGAACCTGTTTATAACACACACTACCAACAATCATACAACAATGAACAAGAATTTGATAAAGAAAAATTGAATGAATTCGATACCATTTGCAGTTTAATTATTGCAAATTCCGATTCAGGTTCAAACAGAAACTATCACATCGATTTCATTGAAGAATATTTCGACAAGGGTTTCATAGTTACGAAAATTCCACCACATATACATGAAAAATTGTGGCAAGAAGTTAAAAACACCAAATGGATTGATGCCGAAAAAACAACATATAAAAAAATACCAGATTGGTATCACGAAAATGAAAAGCATTATGTTGATCCAACAGGTTTCGATAGACCTTCTTATGAAAGAAAAATTGCAGCCGATATTTTTACAAATGCACCAAAGAGTTTGATTGATATTTCGGATGAATTAATACGGGATCCATTGTTTGATCCATTACGAATGTATCGTCCACCAAATCCTGTCACAAAGTTTTTACATTTTTGGAATGGAAGTGAAAATTCACCACACCATGTTGATGCCATTGATGGTTCTGATCTTATGGTGTTTTGCTATCTCACTGAGGCAGAAGATTGGAAAGAAGAATGGGGTGGATATATCAACATCTTGAAAGAAGTTAATTCTGAAATTACAAACACTAAAATTGTATTGCCAAATAACGGAGTAATGGTATTAGTTAACAACTCCGCACCAATTTTTAAACATGGTATCAGAAATTTAGTTAAAAAAGATGTTAATAGATATACATACATCTTTCATTACACTTGGACATACTGAATCTAAATTTTTGTTATGGAATTAATTATTAAACCAACTGAGAAGTGCAACTTCAAGTGTACCTTTTGTTCAAGTACGCACATCACCGATGATAAGACAGCGGAGTTGGATCACGAATATATCTTTAAGTTTTTAAAAAGATATCCAGAAACAAACACCATCATTGTTAATGGTGGTGATCCACTAATGATGAGCCCAGAATATTACTGGAAAATAATTGAACACCTGGAAGAAATTGGTAGTGATGCTCGCATATCATTTACCAGTAATCTATGGCCATTCTATAAGAATCCTAAAAAATGGACCGAATTGTTTACGCATCCTCGCATGGGTATTACAACCAGTTTCCAGTATGGTGGTGGAAGACTTAAAGGTGACTTGACAGAATTCAGTGAAGAAGACTTCTGGAACGTCAGTGATATGATGTTGGACGTTGTTGGTTATCGCCCAGACTTCATAAGTGTTATCACTAAGGAGAATGAACATCTGGCCATCAAGAACGTTGAACTGGCAAAAAAGATGGATGTGGAATGTAAATTGAACTATGCTTTCAGTAGTGGACCTCCGGTAAAATTTAAAAACATTATCATGGGACAACAAGGGCAACCATATTTACTAGCAGATATGTACAAAATATATGTTGAAATATGGAAGAGAAATTTGACACAGTGGGAATATAACACAAAACAGATGGTCAAGAGACTGGTTGGCCATGCAACCACTTGCCCACAAAATAGAAACTGTGATGCAAACATCCGAACATTACAACCAAGTGGTGATTATTATAGTTGCGGTGCATTTGGTGATGATAAACTTTATCAAATAAATTTTGAAAAAGAAATGTCAGGTGAAAAGATATTTCCTCTCAGATTTCAACCGGAATTACAGAGTCTTAAAGGTTCCTGTTTCACCTGCCCAATGTTTCAAATCTGTAATGGTTGCAAGAAAACAATCAAAGATTTAAAAGACCATGACTTGGTAGAAGAACACTGTTCTAAAATGAAACTGTTGGCACCAGATATCATTGAGTCAAATGGAATGACAGGTATTCTGGAACCTACACCGTATGTTAGAGAATACGCATGAACGTTTCTATTAATCCCAGTTACTTCTGCAATTTTCGATGTGACTTTTGTTATCTAACGGAAGAACAACTGTCCGACCAGAAGAAAATAGAACTAGAAAAACTTGACGAATTATTATCACAGGTACCCAACATCGAACATATAGATTTGTATGGTGGTGAAATTGGCGCATTGAAAAAAGATTATTTCTATGGTTTGAGAGATACAATTCGCAAACATTATGGTGGTAAAATCAATATTAATACCAATTATTCCATGTTGCACGATGGTTTCTATGAGGATGATTTTTACCTGAGTGTCAGTTATGATTGGGAAGCCAGAGAAAAGTCCGATAGAGTTTACCAGAACATGTTGATGAGTCCAGTACCCATAGCCGTACTGGTCCTGGCCAGTCCTAAAGTACTGGAGATGAATGTTGATGAACTGATCATGTCCATGAACTTGTGCAGTAGTGTAAAAAGCCTGGAGATAAAACCTTACAGTACCAACCAGGCGAACCAACATCCTGTCACACACAAAGACTTTGAGGAATTTGTTAAAAAGTGGGTTGAAAGTCCAGTAAAAAAGAACTTTGAATTCATTAATGAATATTATATTGAAGATGTTTTGGATGGTAACCGAAATGCGTTCAGTGATGATCACATCTATATCACACCAAATGGCAAGTTTGCTGTATTAGAATTCGATCTAAACGACAATGAATATTTCCTGGAACTGGATAGTTGGGATGACTATGTGAAATGGACACAAAAAGAAAAACGAAGTAACGTTAGTGACATTTGTAAAAGTTGTGAATTCTATGGCAAATGTCTGACAGAACACTACCGTTATGTGAAGGATCTAAATAATAGTTGCAATGGTTATAAATTTTTAATAGAGTGGTATCGTGAACGACTGGAAAATTAGACAAGAAATTTATCATAGACTTAATACCGATTTTGATGATGATTTAAAAACTAAATCGGTTGAAATGTCGGATGATATTGTGGGTAATGCTGTTCGTTATTTCAATGAACGCGATATCGGATGGATCTATCCAGCCAAAAGTTACATGGTTGGAATATGTTATGCACGTTGGCTATCCGAACATTTTGGTGGAGAACCATTAGATTATCTCAAAGATCAGAGTTTATTATATCACAATGATCCATATTTTAATAATTATGAACTTGATCAAAAAACATACGATGAAATATTAAGTAAAATCAATCATTGGAATTTTGAGGAAAAAAATGGTTTGGTTCCTGATGTGAAAAAATATTTCACAGAAGAGTTTATGTTATGATTCAAAATTTGTGGCCAACACCACTACTAAAAACAAATTTTTCGGAAGAAATAAGAAATGATTTATTGAGTCATTTTTTAACAAAATATGACTTTTTAAATTCTTCCGGCGATCTCAGTAATGTAAACATTTTTGACGATGAATCGGATATTATCTATAAGTTTACTGATGAGGTTGTGTTACCACTTTTTGATACCTTTCTGAAAGAGAGTTTGGGGAAAGGTATGTTAAGTTGGAAAAGTTATAAACTAAAAGGTTGGCTGACTGGATCAGGAAAAAACTACGCCTCAAATTTACACAACCATAAGGGCGCAGTAATCTCTTCAGTATTTTATTTGCTTTGTGAAGAAGTGGATGTTGGTGGTGAAATTTACTTCACCGACCCCAGACAAAATTCAAATAGAGGATATGATAATCAATTCTCCAAATGGTTTGATCATCTTTCTTTAACACCAAAAAGTGGTGATGTTGTGATTTTTCCAAGCTTTTTATATCATTATGTTGCAACTTATAGAGGAAACATCAGAATAGCCATGCCTGTTGATTTGTTTCTCTATACGAACGAGTGATAACAAGCCATAAATATCCTAAATATTTTAGTGTCTTTTAGACATGATAAATACCGATATAATAATAAAAGGTAGAAATAACCCATGGCAGCAGGATATCAAGAACTATTCATTGAACAAGGCGCCGACTTCTCGACTTCTATCACCTTGGATGATGTAGACAACGAACCTTTCGATTTAACTGGATACCAAGCAAAAAGTCAGATAAAGAAGTCTTACTATTCAAGTACCTCGGCAGCTCAATTCGTCATAACCATTCCCACACCAGTGAATGGTGTGTTAAGCATGTCTATAAGTGCAGCAAATACAGCAAACATATCTGCGGGAAGATATGTGTATGACGTTTTAATTAAAAATTCTAGTAACAATACGACTAGAGTTCTGGAAGGAATCGTTAATATTGTGCCACAAGTTACTAAATTTTAAAGGATAAAAATGCCTACAGTAACTGTCTCACAACCTTCAGTAATAAAAGTCAAAATTGATAGTCAACAGGCTAAGGTCAGCACTATCAATTATGCAACGAAGTCGATAAAGGATTCTCCTGACGTAGACATGACTGGTGCAAGAACTGGTGATGTTCTTGTCTACGATGCAAATACACAGATTTTCAGTTCCAGAAGAGTTGGTTCGGCAACTCCTATTACTGGAGCATTGATACCAACATCCACAAGAGCTTTCGATATTGGTAGTAGAACACAGAGATTCAGAAGTATGTATTTGAGTGGAAATACAATCGATCTGGACGGAACTCAAATGAAGGCGGATGCAGCTAATGGTACAATATCCTTTAGTGCGCCTCCAACACCAGAATTTCCAAATCCAGTGGCGATTGTGATAACACCACAAGGTGGTTTTGCACCGGTACAGACCGTAGGTGGTGAAATACCTGCAACAACAAACATACAAAGCATTATAGCAAACACTGCGACCTATTTACAGTTCACAGGTGGAGACGCAGGGTTCTTTTAAATGTCGAATACCGTAATACAGATTTTAAGATCATACTCAAACGTTGCGCCAACAACTTTGGCTGACGGTGAGTTGGCTTACTCATTTCTCGCAAACGCATTATACATCGGTTCAAATACTGGTCAGGTCATACTGATTGGTGGTTCAAGCTTTGCACAAAACGTTACTGTTGCAGTCGCAAATACGTCAATTGAAACTTTGAATGCTGACGGTGGCGAATTTTAATAAATAGACAGTAGGATTGTTACAAAAACAACAAAAAGGACAATAATAATGGCGAATACATCGATTAGAATTAAACGCTCAACCTCGGCAAGCTCACCAGGTAGTTTAGCTTCCGGCGAATTAGCGTACTCATACCTGTCAAATACTATCTTTATCGGTTCGCCAGCAGGTACCGGTGTAGTCAACGTTGGTGGTCAATTTTATACCTCACAAATTGATGCTGCAACCAACACAAACACTGGTGGAACGATTGTTCGCCGTGACGCTAACGGTAACGCAGCGTTCGGTACCATTACTGCAACAACAATCAATGCTGCAATCGAAGGTAATGCGAACTCTGCAACAAGATTACAAACAGCAAGAGACTTCAGTATCAGTGGCGGTGATATTTCTGCTACAGCAGTTTCTTTTGATGGTACACAGAACGTAACATTAAATGCGTCACTAGGTGCTGTAACAGGTTTATCTGCTGGTACATATGGTGGTACCACAACAGTACCTATTGTTACTGTTGCTGCAAACGGCCGTGTTATGGCCATTGCAAACTCTGCAACTATTGCAACATCTTTAAATATTCAAGGTGATACTGGTACAGATACAGTTAATCTTGCAACAGATACACTGGATTTTGAAGGTGGTTCTGGTGTCGTAACAACCGTTTCGAACAACAAAGTTGCAATCGCTGTTGATAGTGCAACAGTATTAAGAACAAATACTGCGATTCAAAATCAAATCATTGATGGTAACGTTGAAATTAGTGGTAACCTGATTGTTCTTGGTACAGAAACAACCATTAACGTTGAAACACTGAACATTTCTGACCCGTTAATTTTCTTGGCGGCTAATAACGACATATCTGACAGCGTAGATATCGGTTTTGTTGGTAATTACAGTGATGGTACCTCAAAACATACTGGTGTGTTTAGACATGCTGGTACAAAAGACTTCTATGTCTTCGATAATTACACCGGATCACATGCAAACAACGTTATCGATGTTGGCGATGCTAGTTTCCGTGTTGCAAACTTACGTGCAAACTTAATTTCTCAGTCTGCTAACATTGGTACATTACAAGCCAGCACAATGGTTGTTGGCAGCCTATCACTGACAACAGACCTGGCTGTTTCTAGTGGCGGTACTGGTGCAAGTTCCTTCACCAACGGTGCGATCCTGGTTGGTGCTGGTACAGGTGCATTGACAACATTAGCAAATAGCACATACACCGCAACAGGTTCAGGTGGAGCTAATAAAACTCTGTCTTCATTGACAGTTGACGCATACGGAAGAACCACAGCAGCAACATTTGAAAACATTTCTGGTCTGACTGTTGCACAAGGTGGTACTGGTGTTAACACATTCAATGCTGGTCAAATTGTTGTTGGTGATGGCACCAACGGTCTGAAACAGATTGCTAACGTAACATACACTCAAACAGGTACGTTAACAACCGCAAATACAGTTTCTGCAATTACTGTAGATGCTTATGGTCGTGTTAGTGCATTAACATCTTCAGCAATTGCTCTAGGTGCAGATCAGATCACTAGCGGAACATTAGCTGTAGGTAGAGGCGGTACTGGTGCAACATCATTTACAAGTGGTGCTCTGCTTGTTGGTAACGGATCTGGTGCAATCAGTGAACTAGCCAACTCAACATACACAGCAACAGGTTCTGCTGGTGCAGCAAAGACAGTCACTTCACTGACAGTTGACGCATATGGTCGCGTAACTGCTGCAACATTCGCAGACATTTCTGGTCTGACAGTATCTCAAGGTGGTACAGGTGCATCTACATTCACCACAAACGGTATTGTATACGGCAACGGCACAGGTGCAATGCAAGTTACTGCCGCTGCTGGTTCATCGGATCAAACATGGTCTAATCAAATTCTGACAGTAACCAATGCTGGTGTTCCAGTTTGGTCTTCTGCACTAGACGGAGGTCAATTCTAATCTGACTATATAATGTAACTGTTTCTTTTATATGATAGGAGTTTGAAATGGGTAATGAAAAATATTTAAATTATTACATTGAGACATTGACCAGCACAATGACAGATTGTGTTATTCGGAATGTCTCAATGCAGGCAAACGCAAAAGTTACTGATGAGGTTATCAAAGATCAAAGTGAAAAAATTGAAAACTTATCAAATTTAAATTCAGAATTACAATCAACTATTCAGAATTTAAAGAATGATATTTCGAAAAATGAAAGTGCTTTGGTTCAGGATTTGAAAAACAAATTGGCTGAAAGTGATAAACTGGTAACCAAATTGGGAAATGATTTAAACGAATTGACAACAAAGTACCGTGATTATGATAGTGTTAAAAATCAATCGACTCACGTTGAAACTTTTAAAGCTGAATTGATTAAAGCTAGAGAAGAGACTAATAGGGTTCGTGCAGAACTGGAACTAAAAATCAATTCTCTAATATCAGAAAGTGCAGGAAAAATTTCTGCATTAACTGAACAACATGAAAAAGATATTGTGCGTTTGAACCAAAATCACGATAAAAAAGTTAAAGAACTAACTGATAAAATTGACTATTTACAATTGCCTCCTGCCAAAAGAAAAAAAATTGATGAGCTAAATAAACAAGTAGAACCAGAAATTGTAATAGATTCTGGCGAATTAAGTAGCCCAATCAAAGATGGCGGATCGTTTTAAGTAAATGTCAAACACATCAATACAGTTAAAAAAATCAGGCGCAACAGGCAACACACCAACAGGCTTAGCCTTTGGTGAGGTTGCCATTAACTACGCCGATGGTAAACTGTATTACAAGAATGCACTGGGTGGAACATCTTACATTTCCAACCAGTTTTCATTCGACACCATCAATGCAAATAACTCACTGATACTTGCTACTGGTGTTTCAGATACTCTTTCTTTTGTTGCTGGTAATAATATATCGATCAGTACAAATACCACAACAAAAACAATCACAATTAATTCCACGGGCACTGCTACAGATCAGTTTGCAAGAGATGTAGCTAACTCAGGATATACACAAGCAAATACCGCAACAAATAATGCGGCTGGTGCTTCTCTATATGCTAATGGTGCCTTTGCACAAGCCAATGCTGCATTTAATAAAGCAAATACTTACCCAGGTAATCCAAACCAGATACTATATAAAAATTCTAGTAACGTTCTTACAAGTAGTTCGGGTTTAGTATATGATGGTGTGAGTATAAAAGTTAATGGTAACCTTGAATCCACTTTTCAGAACGGAGATGAAGGTGGTGAGATATTCCTTAACAAATCCGTTACTAACACCACACTCTCAAGTGGTGTAAGCATCGATGTATATCAAAACAGATTAAGAATTTTTGAAACAGGTGGTTCAAATCGTGGTGTTTACATCGATATGGCTAACGGTGCCGCAAGTGGTATCGGTACCAATCTGTTGTCACCACCTGGTGGATCTGTAACCTCTGTCGCTGGCGCCACAGGTACAGTTTCAAATACACAGTTAATTGCAGGCATACAAACTGTTTCTTCTTCATACGGAATAACTTTTGATTATGTTGCAACTGCAAATAATGGGCAAGGAACAAATTTCAAAGTTGGTGATGATGCATGGATTGGCGACTATAATACCGCAGACTCCTTAAAAATTAAAGGTCAACAAAACGCAGCAAACGGTTATGTTTCTTTTGGTTCCAACACTTCACAACTTGGTGCAGCAGGTTCAGGCCAATTAACTTACGGCGGCAATATAGTTTGGCACGCTGGTAATGATGGTGCAGGTTCAGGATTAGATGCTGATTTGTTGGATGGATTGAATGGTTCCGACTTTGCAAGAGTTTCAGCTGAATCATACGCAAACTCAGCATATACTCAGGCAAATACTGCCACAACCAATGCTGCAACAGCAGACAGTAAAGCCGTAACTGCTGGATCTTATGCCAACTCTTCATTTGGTGTAGCAAACTCTGCTGCATTATATGCAAACGCAGCATTTATTCAAGCGAACGCAGCCTTTATTAAGGCCAATTCGATACCCAGTTCAGCCAACACAGCTAACTCAGCTAATATTGCAGGCGTAGCAGTAAATGCAAGAATCACAAACGTAACAACAGGAACTTATTATCCAATTGTTACGGACACAACAATTACTGGTAGTGATACGTTCCATTATTCAAGTAATGACTTCTTAATGTATGCTGCGAATAATACATTTAAAGCTTCTGGTAACGTTTGGGCTGGGCAATTCCTTGCTGTTGGTACAAATATACCTGTTGTCAATTCTACTGGTCATTGGGTTGGTCAAACTGTAAATGGCATTGATTCTTTTGCCAGATCAACAGCAAACTCTGCCGCACTTTATGCCAATGGTGCTTTCATACAGGCTAATGCTGCTTTCAATAGAGCAAATTCCATTTCAAATATTTCCAATGGAACAAGTAATGTAAACATTGCAACAGCAAATGGTAATGTATTGGTATCAGTTGCAGGAACCGCAAACATTGCATCATTTAGCAATGTAGGTTTAAGTGTTGGTCTAGGATCGTTATCTAGATCACCAAACGTTGGCGCAGCTAGTCCTTTGTATGTAGTTAGTAATATAAATTCAACTGCACCACCGATATCTATTCAAAATAGATTTGCTAATGGATACTCTAGTTTAGACATGCATAACTCGTCTAACGTATTCATGGGCGCGGTGGGTGCTGCAAATCCTGGCACAACTTTATTAAATAATCGTGTTTATCTTTACAGCGATACTGCAGCATCAGGATTGGGACTTTATGCCACAACCGGAAATGTAACTATAAGTGTTTTAGGCAATACTGTAGCAACTGTTACAAATACAGGTGTTATACTTTCTGGCACAAACTTAACAGGTGCCAATAACATTTATGCAGGAACAATTATAGCAAACTCAACTCTGAGTATTGCTGGTTCTGGCGGTGACATTACTGGTGCAAATAATATTTTTGCAGGTGTTATCAATGTAACCACAGCATCTATAGTTGCAGGTTTCAATGTAATACCATACATTCAAAGTGCATTCACTCAAGCCAATGCGGCTTATGCACAGGCCAATACTGGTGGCGGAGGCGGCGGTTCAGGTAACGCTTCGTTTATCTTTAGTGGAACAAGTAATGTTTTCTTTGCAACCGCTAACGGAAACATAGTTGCAAATGTGGGTGGAAACACCATTGCAACAGTGACAAATACCGGCATTCAAATGGCTGGTCTTGAAGGTGATATCTCCGGTGCAAATAATGTATATGCGAATACTTTCATAGCAAATACTGCTTTGAGTATTGCAGGTTCAGGTGGTAACATTCGTGGTGCAAATAATATTTTCGCCAATGTAATTAATGTAACCACGGCATCTATTGTTGCTGGCGTTAATGTGGTGCCATATATTCAAAGTGCTTTCGACAAAGCAAACACCGCTGGCGCAGCATCATTTATTTTTAATGGTACAAGTAATGTTTTCTTTGCAACAGCAAATGGCAATATAGTCGCCAACGTTGGCGGTAATACTATTGCGACAGTCACAAATACCGGCATTCAAATGGCTGGTCTTGAAGGTGACATTTCTGGTGCAAATAACGTATATGCAAACACATTCATTGCAAACGCAGCCATTTCTATCAGTGGTTCTGGTGGTAATATCCGCGGCGCAAATAACATTTTTGCTAATGTAATTAACGTAACAACTTCTTCAATTGTTGCTGGTGTCAATGTAGTACCATTTATTCAAAGTGCATTCACACAGGCAAACACTGGTGTAAATAATGCAGCTGGTGCATCACTGTATGCTAACGGTGCTTTTGTGCAAGCCAATGCAGGTTATACACAAGCAAACACTGCTACAAACAATGCAGCTGGTGCTTCTTTATATGCCAATGGTGCATTTGTTCAAGCGAACGCAGGATACACTCAAGCCAATACAGCAACGAACAATGCGGCTGGCGCATCGTTGTATGCTAATGGATCTTTTATACAAGCCAATGCAGCATTCTTGGTTGCAAACACACCAACACATGTAGCAAACTCTGCTGCATTGTATGCAAACGCAGCCTTCATACAAGCTAATGCTGCTTTTGCTGCAGCAAATTCTGGCGGTGGAGGCGGTGGTGCAGGAACAGATAACGTAGCGAGACAAACGGCTAATGCGGCTTTCATTCAGGCTAATGCTGCATTTGCAAAAGCCAATGTTGGTGGTGGAGGTTCCGATTTACTAGTCTACACCAATTTGTACACTGCGAATGGTAATACAACAACCTTCAGTTTAAGCACAACACCACAAAATATAGATTATACAATAGTAAATATCAATGGTGTTATTCAATTAAAGAATACTTATTCATTGAGTGGAAACACGGTTGTATTATCTGAAGTTGTTCCAGTAAACACAACCATTGAGATAACTGTTTTTGGTGGCGGAAGCGTTTCAGAATATTATAATCGTTCTTATACTGGTGATAATACAACCACCACTTTTGCTGTAACAAGTGGTGTAACAAGTAACAGCATAATTGTTACCGAAAACGGTATCATACAACAACCTGGTGTTGACTACTATGTAAGTGGTTCGAATGTTATTTTCACAACAGCACCAAGTTCTACAATAAGTATTGGTATACGCGAGCTTTCACGCGGAGTTTCAAATGGATCAAGTGCAAATGTTGAAGTTGGATTTGTTACTCAAAATAAAACTAACATAGATAGTAATGTGACAATAGGTGCTGGTTATAGTGGAGTCAGTGTTGGTCCATTATCTATAGCAAACAATGTGGTCATCTCAATAGCTGCTGGCCAAAAATGGGTAATTTTATAAAATTTGATATTGAAGAAAACGGATAAAACATGCCAAGTATTATTAACGCATCAGCTGCATCAACAGGTCTTTTGCAATCAGCAGACGCCAGTGGTATTCTACAGTTACAGAGTAACGGTACAACAGGATTAACTATAGGAAATACAGCCAATGTTATAGTCGATACAAATTTGTTTGTGTCGGGATCAGAAGTAGAACCTTTGGTGTTGGGAACAGCACAAGCTACAACTAGTGGTACTAGTAGAGACTTCACCGGTATTCCAAGTTGGGTTAAAAGAATTACATTAATGTTTAGTGGAGTTAGTGGCAGTGGAACTTCTCCATTAGTTTGTCAAATAGGGACAACATCAGGCATAACAACAACCGGATATTTCAGTGTGTATCAAGGCATCAACACTTCCGGCGGTACCAGTAGCGTTGCAATTTTAACAACATCATTTGGTTTAATGGGTGGATTGGCTGCCACAGATATTTGTTATGGTAATGTAATATTAAGCACAATGGGTAATAACATTTGGACAATTACTGGAACTGTGGCTCGTGACTCTGCGACAGATGCAGTCTATATGACTTCGGGTTCAGTTACTCTTAGTGGCATTTTAGATCGTTTGCGTTTCACTTGGTCCAACGGCACAGACACTTTTGATGCTGGCTCAGTTAATATCATGTACGAATAATAGGATTAAATAATGCCATACGGAACATTAGCACTAGACACAATAGAAAGTTCTGGAAACTTATCGATTGCAGGCAACTTAGCTGTTACTGGAAATTCTGCTGTTACTGGTAATTTAGCCGTCACTGGAAGTTCCTCTGTTACCGGTAACTTTAGAGTTACTGGAAGGTTAAATGCACCAAACACAATGATAAGAATTTATCAAGTGGTTAAAACAGATACATTTACTACTGCATCAACATCGTATGCAAACGTTACTGGTCTTTCAATCACTGTTACTCCATCAAACGCAAATAGTAGATTTTTACTTATATCCGATTTATCTACAGGACCCAATCCTGGTGCAGGTTCTTTTGCACAGAGATTCGCAAGAGATGGAAACGCAATCACTGCATACATAGGTGACGCCGCAAGTACTCGTCCTAGAGCTATGGCAACAGCATATGCAGGAGATACAGCGGGAACTGCTGGGTCAATGAACACCACAAAAATGTATCTGGATAGTCCAGCTACGGCGGCAAACGTGACATATACAATCCAAGTTGCAGGATCAACTACCTCACCTGGTTTTATAAACAGATCACAAGCGGATAGAGACACTTCTACTTATGATTCTAGAACAGCTTCATCATTTACTATATTTGAAATAGGAGGTTAAATGATAGACTTAGCAATTTTATCACTAAGACCTGGTGCGGAGTGGACATTAAATGGTGACACTTATGAGGGTTTGAATTGGTTAGATGAAACTCAAACAAAACCAACGGCAGAAGAAATTGATGCAGAGGTATTAAGACTGAAACAAGAATATGAAAATAAAGAATATCAACGTTTGAGACAGAAAGAATATCCTAGTTTTGCGGATCAATTTGATTTATTGTATCACGGTGGTTATGATGCATGGAAATCTGCAATAGATTTTGTGAAAAACAAATATCCAAAACCAGAATAAAGTTGAAATAATATGCCAATTACATTAGACGGAACTTTAGGATTAACTTTACCCGGTACTGGAACCGGCGTACAAGTTGGATCGTTAACTTTAGGAACAGCACAAGCTTCGACCAGTGGTACTAGCATAAATTTTACTGGAATTCCAAGTTGGGTCAAAAGAATTACAGTAATGATGAATGGTATTTCGACCAACGGAACAAGCGGATATATAGCACAGTTAATAGTGAACGGCACTCCGGTTACTAGTGGTTATATTGGAGCAACCGATCTTATGATCTCAGGCGTGGCTCCGGCTGCACACACCATTGGTTTTGGAATATCAGATACTTCATTTTCTTCATCAGCATTCTTAACACATTGTTGTTTGACATACATTAAATTTTCGGATACTGTATGGAACGGTTCGCTTGCTGGGGGATCCACTAGTTCTGCCGGTGTTGTAATAGGAGGAGGATATGTGCCGATTTCTGGTACTGTGACCGGCATTCGCATAACTACATTGAACGGAACAGATACCTTTGACGCAGGTTCAGTTAACATTTTATATGAGTAAAGAATTATGCCAATCGATATAGGTGCAGGTATCACAATAGAAAGAGGAATAACACTCGAAAACATTATTGTTCGAGCGTCTTCTATTGAGTATCTTATTGTTGCTGCCGGTGGTGCTGGTGGTTTCAGTCTCAGTAATGCAGGCGGTGGCGGTGGCGGTGCAGGTGGTGTATTAACCGGCAATACAAGTGTTGATGGCACAACATATTCTATTGTCATTGGCGCAGGTGGATCAGGATCAAAACCAACACCCACGAATGGAGCCAACAGTTCAGCATTCGGAATTACAACTATCGGTGGTGGACGAGGCGGCTCAGACGCAATCCTTCCTGGTAACGGTGGATCAGGCGGTGGCGCGGATGGAAATCAATTTACCTCAGTGGGTCTTGGTACCGCTGGTCCACCTAGACAAGGTTATGACGGCGGCATCGGCGGAACTGGGGGCGGCGGCCAGCAAGGTGCTGCTGGCGGTGGTGGTGCCGGAGGAGTTGGTCAAAACCGTAGTAGTGGAAATGCCGGTGCTGGCGGTGTTGGAATTCAAAATAGCATAACAGGAACAAATACATTTTATGGTGGTGGCGGTGGCGGTGGTGCCTCGGCTAGCCGTGTAGATAGCAACGCAGCAGGAGGATCTGGCGGAGGAGGAACTGGTGGTCAGGGCAACTCACCCACCAGTGCTCAAGCGGGTACACCCAACACCGGCGGCGGCGGCGGTGGTGGTGGACAAAATTATGCAACCAATACAAACGTTGGTGGCAATGGTGGTTCCGGTGTAGTGATCATTCGATATCCTTCTTCGTTCCCAGAAGCTGCAACAACAGGTTCACCAACAACAAGCGTTTCTGGTGGATTCAGAATATATACTTTTACTGGTTCAGGTACAATTACTTTTTAAAAAATGCCATTACAATTTGGTGCAGGAATTAATATTGGTCCAGGAATTATAGTCCGATCAAGTTTCTTTTTATACATAAATGGTTCGGTGGTACCACTGGCGGGCAATGCGTATGATTTAAATACACCTGGAGAATATACACTAACTGTTAGTGAATCAAAATCCATAACATTTAAGATGTGGGGAGCAGGCGGCGGCTCAGGTGATGGGCTTGCTGGTTTGGGTGGTTATACCACAGGAACAATGACACTACAACCAAATCAAACTTATATTGTTTGGGTTGGCGGCGGCGGTAGAAGAAACTCATCATCCACCACAGGTTATGATGGTGGTTTCGGTGGCGGAGGTTTATGTGGCAGAACAGGTAGTGCCAGTTCTTTTATTGGATCTGGCGGTGGTTTAACGGGATTGTTTTCTACTAGTGCAACATTAGCAAACAGTATATTGATTGCTGGTGGCGGCGGTGGTTCTGGTGGCGGCGGCGCAGGCGGTAATGGTGGTGGTACAAATGGTGGTTCTGGAGGAAACAGTGGTAATGGCGGTGGTGGTGTAGGAGGAACACAAAGTTCGGGTGGAAGTGTGGGAGGCAATGGTCCCGGTTATGTTGCCGGAGGTTCTAATGGTTCAGCTCTAACGGGTGGTCGGGGAGCTACTAATGTCACAACACTTTATTCTGGCGGCGGTGGCGGTGGTGGTTACTACGGCGGTGGCGGCGGTGGTGGAAATAACTTCGCTGGTGGAGGCGGTGGTGCAGGATCAGGTTATGTAAATACTGGATTAGTAACTGGAGGCAGCACAAGCAATGCATCTGGTGGAGTTGTACCAAACAATACAGACAGTTATTATAAAAATGCTGCAGGAACAGGATCAGGATCTACAGCAGGAGACACCGCACCAGCAGGTTTATTTGTATTGATAGCCAATTAATATACATCAAAGAGAAAATAAAATGGGAATTAATATAGGCAGAGGAATCAGAATTGCAGGCGGATTAAGATTTAACTATCAACCAGATCCAACATACAATCTACCAATTGATTATCTCGTTGTTGCTGGCGGTGGTGGTGGCGCTTACTATGGTGGCGGTGGTGGTGCCGGCGGTGTTCGTTTTCTATCCAATGTAACTGTAGGCAGTGGTAATACAATAAGTGTTGTTGTCGGTGCCGGCGGCGTGAAGGGATCATCAACACAAACTTCAGGTGCTGGAGGAAATTCAGCATTCTTAAATATAACTACTTTTGGTGGTGGATTTGGTGGTCAAAATGCGGGATCAGGAAATGCACCGGGTGGTAACGGTGGTTCTGGTGGCGGTGGTTATATCAACTCAAGTGCAGGCGGTATAGGTGTTTATCCGGGTTCTACGTTCATAAGTACCGATAGACAAGGTTATAATGGTGCAGCCGGTTCAGCAGGAAACTCAGACTATTCTGGTGGCGGTGGTGGTGCAGGCGCAGCAGGCACATCAGGTAGTACTGGTGCACCAGCTGGCGGTAGTGGTAACACATATTCTATAACTGGCACAGCAACAACTTATGGTGGCGGTGGCGGCGGTGGTGGTTGGGTCGGCAATGGCGCCGGCGGACTTGGTGGCGGTGGTTCTGGTGGTTTGAATGGAGGAAATGGTTCTCCAAACACAGGCGGTGGCGGTGGTGGTTCCAGATTGGTATCACAAGGCAACACCACTGGCGCAGGCACAGGCGGATCAGGTGTAGTCATCATTCGTTATGCAAACACATTCCCGGCTGCAGCAAACACAACAGGTAGTCCAACAGTCACTCAAGCTGGTGGATTCAGAATATATACTTTTACTGGTTCAGGTACAATCACATTTTAAGAGGTTAAAGAATGGCACATTTTGCACAATTGGATGAAAATAATATTGTCACACAAGTAATCGTAGTAAACAACCAAGAATTATTGGATGAAAACAATATCGAGCAAGAAGAAAAAGGTATTGCTTTTTGCCAATCACTTTTGGGTGGCAATTGGAAACAAACAAGTTACAATGCAAACATTAGAAAAAATTATGCAGGTGCAGGTTACACATACGATGCACAAAGAGATGCTTTCATTCCACCAAAACCATTTGAATCTTGGATTTTAGATGAAGATACATGCAGATGGGAAGCACCAACTGCTTATCCAGATGATGGCAAAGCGTATCTATGGAACGAAGAAACTGTTTCTTGGCAAGAGGTGATCCGAGATCCCGAATAAATACTTTATTTAAGAGACACTTAAAACATGCCACTAACTAGAATACAACCGCAAGGATTAGATAGCACTGGAAATTATACATTCAATGGGATTGTAGCAAACACTGCTATTATTGCTGGCAATGATATCTCTTCTGGTGGCGGACCTAAAATAACCAATATACAAATAACCGATAGTTCATACAATGTATTGGACGATACAGCTGTAAGTACATCCGGCGGTTACATTAAAATTACGGGTACAGGTTTTGCAGCTGGTTGTCAAGTATTAATCAATAATATTCCAGTAACATCAGTAACCTTTGTAAGTGCAACAGAAGTTAGAGCACAAGTTCCTGCAACCACTGCTGGAACATATGTTGTATATTTGGTAAACAGTGATGGTGGCGTAGCAATACGAGTTAATGGCATTACATTTAGTGGTACACCAAATTGGGTAACATCAAGCTCGTTGCCCGACAGTGTAACAACAGTATCAATTCAATTGAGTGCAACAAGTGATAGTGCAATTGTATATTCCTTGGCTGCAGGCAGCACTTTACCTACTGGTTTAACACTTTCTAGCAGTGGTTTATTAAGTGGTACAGCAACATCAACATCTGGCGTTGTTACTTATAACTTTACTGTGAATGCCACAGACGTAGAGTTGCAGGATAGTCCAAGAACATTTAGTATAACGATATCTTTTAATGATCCAAGTTTTCCTTATGTGTCAACTTTGTTAAGTGCAGATGTTGAAACTTTGCCATATGACAGCGATTCTAGCAACAACAGTTTTGTTTTAACACCAAATGGTGACGTTAAACCAAACAACTTTAATCCATACACACCAGGTTATTACAGTAACTATTTTGATGGTACCGGTGATAATTTGACATTTCCAAACTCAGCACAATTTGCTTTTGGTACGGATTCTTTTACGATTGAATTTTGGATCAATGCACCTTCAAACAACGATAAATTTATTTTAGGTGGCCGAGGTGCAGTTGGTACTATGCACATCACAACTGGTGGATTTTCTTCTACTGTTGGTGTTTTGCGTTACGTTGGAAGTTCAACAATTGTTTCTAGTAGTGTCATTACTGATGATAGATGGCACCATTGTGCTATTGTTAGAAACGGGTCAACTAATATCACTTTATATGTGGATGGTGTAAGTGTAGGCACCGGCACCGATTCTACTAATTACACAACTACCAGTGGAACATGGATTATTGGTAAGAATGATACCAGCGATGCTAATTATATTACTGGATATATTAGTAATTTCAGAATTATAAAAGGCACGGCACTTTACACCTCAAACTTTACACCATCTACCTCACCATTAACTGCTGTTGCAAATACCAGTTTGTTAACATGCCAATCAAATAGATTGATAGACACATCGAATAATAATTTAACAATAACTAGAACTGGTGATGTGAAAGTTTTAGGTTTTGATCCATTTGTTTTAGATAGTAATTTCACTAGTCGTGGCAGCACACTCTTTGATGGTACGGGTGATTATTTGACCATGCCATACAATGTATCAACTGTACAATGGTGGGACACAGATTACACAATTGAAATGTGGATGTATAATACTGTTAATGCACAAAGCACTTTAAATAGCCTACCATTACAAATAGGTTATGGTTATCCCACAAGTCAAGATACCTATTGGAGTTTTGGAACAAACTCATCCGGAAATTTATATTTCAATTATTTTAATGGTGCATCAATAACGAATGCAGTAAGCACATCAACTGTTCCATTAAATCAATGGACACATGCTGCAATGGTTTACAACAACTCAAACAGCACCTTGACTGGTTATATTAATGGTGTGCAAGCGTTTTCTGTTTCAAAATCTGGAACACCACAAGCTCCTTCAGGATTAACATTGAATGTGGGTACAGTGCAAAATATTGGTTACAACGGATACATATCAAATTTAAGAATTGTTAGGGGTACGACTGTATATACTTCGGCATTCACACCACCGACAGCACCATTGACTGCGATTGCGAACACCCGTTTACTAACATGTCAAACAAATAGACCGGATAATAACAGTACCTTTTTAGACGAAAGTAGTTTTAATTCTTTTATCACAAGAAACGGGAATACTACACAAGGTTCTTTCAGTCCATATGGACCATTGTGGAGTAATTATTTTGATGGCACAGATGACTTTTTATCATATTCATCAAACACTACTTTAAATTTTGGCACATCGGATTTTACAGTAGAATCTTGGATAAATTTGGCCAATGTTACTCCATCTGACGTAATCATAAGTGGCACTGCATCCAATTCTTTCGGTTTTAGATTTGGAACTGCTTTCAACGGATCATCTGGATTAAGCATTTACAGAGCAGGACAAGCAGATTTAGAAAATTGTTCTTTTTCATTTGTTGTTAACACATGGTATCATGTTGCTGTCACACGACAATCTGGTGTAATTAGATTTTTTATTAATGGTCAACAACAAACTACATCAGGTTCTGGCGGCGCATCTTATTCCTTTCCAACAGAAACAAACGTTCGTATAGGCACAGGTGACGGAGGATTAGAAGATTTTGCAGGTTATATTTCCAATCTTAGAGTAGTGAAAGGTACAGCTCTTTATACAGCATCATTCACAACACCAACATCACCATTAACTGCTGTCGCAAATACAAGTTTGTTAACATGTAATGAAAATAGATTTGTTGATGATTCACCAAACAGATTTGCATTAACACGTAATGGTGATACGAGAATAGAAAGATTTAGTCCATTCAATCCACAAACTTTACCAACTTTTTACAGTGGTTATTTTGATGGCACTGGAGATTATTTAACTGCAGCAAACAACACAATTTCAAATTTTGGCACCAGTGATTTTACTATCGAATGTTGGTTTTATCGAACAACCACAAATACAACACTTTTAAGTAACTCGGGCCCAGGAACAGATGTTAATTATTTTGTTCTTAATTCTAGCACTACCGAGTCAGTTTTTCAAATTAGAGATAGTGGCAGTCAGGCATATGCATATGGTCCCGCAACCACAAGTAATACTTGGAATCATATAGCAGTTACCAGAAGTTCTGGAAGTGTAAGAGTGTTTGTCAATGGTGTTTCGGGAACGCCAGTGACCATTACAAAAACAATTACATCTCGTTCTACTTTTGTTAGTGGATTTTTATACTCAACATTTGAAGGTTATTTTGGAGGGTATATCTCCAATCTACGCATAGTAAAAAATCAAGCATTGTATACTTCTAATTTTACACCGAGCACAAGTCCATTAACAACAATAAGCCAGGGAGCAACGGCAGCTAACGTTAGTTTACTAACTTGTCAAAGTGAAACTTTTATTGATAATTCAACCAACAACTTTGCTATCACGATTAATGGAGATGCAAGACCAACTACAGTCACACCATTTACACCAACAGCCACAACCGGTGTTTCTTATACACCAAGCATATATGGTGGCAGTATGTACTTCGATGGCACAGGTGATTATCTGAATACACAATCCAGTGCTGCATTTACTCTTGGTACTGGTGATTTAACTTTGGAATGTTGGATTTATCAGACTGCTACCTCCGCTTCTACTTATCGGGTTATTTTTGGAGACAATGTGTATGGTAACTCTGGCGGTTATACACTTTACAGTTATAACAATGCACTAAATTTATGGAAAGGTGGTTCTGGCGGAGTAGAATTAATTGCTCCAGCAGGTACAATTCCTCTAAATTCTTGGACTCATGTTGCTTGGACAAGATCAGGATCATCAAACAGGTTGTTTATCAATGGAACTCAAGTTGGTGCCACAACGTCAGATAGCACCAACTATACTGCAACTGTATCGTATATTGGAGCTAGCCAAGTAGGTACTTTACCTTTTATAGGTTACATCTCAAATTTACGTATAGTAAAAGGCACATCAGTCTACACATCAAACTTTGTACCTCCTGTTACACCATTAAGAGCAATTCAAAATACAGTATTATTGCTAAATGGCACCTCAGCAGCTATCTATGATAGTGCCATGTTGTTTAATTATGAGAGTGTTGGCAATGCATCTCTAGCCTCAAACATCAAAAAATACGGCAACAGTAGTTTATTTTTTGATGGATCAGGAGATTATTTGGTGTCACCAAGTAATTTAAATTTATTATTTGGTACGGGAGATTTCACAATTGAATTATGGGCATATCCTATTACTGGTTCAAATAATGGACTGTTTCAAATATCCGGAACAGCTGGAGGATTTGTAACCACCGGTTTGAATATTGCAATTGTTTTGGCTTCGAATAATAATGTTCAAGTTAATATAAACAATTCAAACTATATTACATCGACTAACAATGTTTTCCCACACAATTCTTGGACACATTTGGCATTGGTTCGTTCCAGTGGAGTATGTAGATTGTACATTAATGGAGTCTTGAATACAACCATTGGTAGTTCTGGAGCTATATCAGATACCAGTAATTATACGGGAACAAATATGGTAATTGGTGGTTATCATTCATCTCCATATGTTTGGAATGGTTATATTGATGATTTACGCATCACTAGAGGAGTTGCACGTTATACCGCAAACTTCACTCCAACCACCACGCCGTTCCTAACCAAATAAATAGTCCATAAAGGACAAAAAAATGGCCACAATAACAACAAGAGCAGATTTCAAAGATTATTGTCTAAGACGTTTGGGTTTTCCTGTCATCGAAATCAATATTGATGATGATCAGGTAGAAGATCGTATAGATGACGCATTGCAGTATTGGCAAGACTATCATTTCGATGGTCTGCAAAAGTTATATTTCATCAAACGAATTGATCAAACCGATATTGATAATCATTATTTGGATCTTAGCCAAGCCAGAGACACCGCAAACAACGTTTCGGAAATTACTGGTGTAACCAGAATATTTCCAATGTATGATTCTCAAGCATCGATTAACATGTTCGACTTGAGATATCAGTTACGACTAAACGAATTGTATGATTTCACTTCTGCATCATACATCAATTACACAATGACGATGCAACATCTACGTATGTTGGAACAGTTGTTCGTTGGTGAAGTTCCTATCCGTTACCAAAGACATATGCAGAAACTGTTTATTGATTGGGCTTGGGGATCCTCGCAAGCACCGGTTGGTACAGTAGTTGTTGTCGAATGTTATGGTTTAATTGATCCTGGTGCATATGGTAGAGTCTGGAATGATCGTTGGTTGAAAGAATATGCAACTGCACTCATCAAGAGAAGCTGGGGTAATAACCTGAAGAAGTTTGCCGGTGTTCAATTACCAGGTGGTGTAACTCTAAACGGAGATAAAATATACACCGAAGCTGTCGATGAAATAAAGATGTTAGAAGCCGACATGGAAAAGAACTACGGTGGCATTTTGGAATTCTACTTGAACTAATATGGCAACCTCAGTATATTTCAATAATTACAACTCGATTGCGGAACAGAGGGTTGTTGAGGACTTAATAGTCGAATCCATTAAAATTATGGGTTTCGATGCATATTACTGCCCAATCTTCAATGAAGAAGATAGAGATATACTGTACGGTGAAGATCCAATCAAAAAATTCAAGTCTGCTTTCCCTGTTGAATTCTATCTTTCGAATGCTTTGGAATACATGGGCGACAAAGAATTCTTTACCAAGTTTGGTTTAGAAATTCGAAACAACGCAAACGTTGTTATTTCAAAGCGTTCTTTCTCTCAACGTGTTCCACAGAATATATTTACAAGACCACGTGAGGGCGATTTGATTTATGTGCCGTTCTTAAATGGTACTGGTGAATTGTTTGAGATTAAATTTGTGAATCAAACAAAAGATTTCTTCACATTGGGTCGCAAGATTCCATTCTTCTATGAATTGGAACTTGAGAAGTTCAAGTATTCACAAGAAGTTATCGATACAGGTATTGCTGATATCGATGATGTTGTCACACAATCTAGTTACACAATCGATCTTACAGTTCGTAACGGAAATGCAAGAAACTATACACTAAAAGAAATTGTGTATCAATCTAGTGACCAAACACTGGCAAATGCATCGTCTAGTGCAACTGTACAAAATTGGGATGCATCATCAAATACCATAAGTGTCACAAACATTTATGGTGAGTTTACAGACAACGTTACAATTATCGGCGAAACAAGCAATGCTCGATATATGTTAACGACTTACAATCCTTTGAAAGATAGTACGCCAAACGAAAACTATGACAATATGTACATAGAAAATCAGGCAAATAACATTATTAATACTGCGGAAATTAATCCGTTTGGAAGTATTTAATGGCAGCAATTCAATACAATCGAATCATAAGAAAAATTGTTGTTGGGTTTGGTGACCTATTCAACAATATTACGTTGGTACGTTACGATTCGAATCAAGTTGAAAAAGAAAGATTCTTGATACCTATTGCATACGCTTCCAAGGAACGTTATGTAATGCGTTTAGAGGATGATCCAAATCTGGACAAAAAGGTACAGATCGCTTTACCTCGCCTATCGTTTGAAATGACTGGTCTTTCCTACGATAGTTCCAGAAAGCAAAACACAAACGTCAAGAATTTCTTTTCTGGTGCATCTGGTGTATTATCACAATACAATCCTGTACCATACAATTTCGATTTCAATCTATATTTGTATGTTCGTAATATTGAAGATGCAACACAAGTTATTGAACACATTGTACCATATTTTACACCAGATTATACGGTAAAAATAAACATGATACCTGAAATGGGAATCGTGAAGGAAGTACCTATAATTTTAAATTCGACGGATCACGAAATAGTTTATGAAGGTGATAGAGATCAATCGACCAGAATGATCATTTGGACTTTAAGATTTACTGTCAAAGGGTTTATATTTGGTAAACAAACAGCGACAAATCTCATTAGACATTCTATTACTTCTGTATACAATTTAAATTCTGAAAATGATGTTGTATCATTCACAATGAATCCAAGTACAGGAAGAGGATCTTATGGAGTAGGAGATACTGTTTATCAAGGTTATTCTTTGAGTACAGCCACAGCAACGGCAAAAGTTGTGCAGTGGGTGCCTTCTCTAAATATCTTAAGACTGACAGATATAAATGGAGATTTTAATTCAACATCACCAATTGTTTCTGCACAAACGAACGCAAGTTATACGTATACATCGTATTCACCAATCGAAGGCAAGTATGCACAAATTAATACTGCTGCTGCAACATTCGATTTGAATACATATACCATGGACAGCACTGCTGGTGACATTACGATGGACCTGGATTCAGGCAATTATCCATCATCAATAAGGGAATACAACTAAAATGGCTCAAGAAGTAATAGGCACAGGAACATTACCAAATGATGGTAAGGGCGACACTTTAAGGGTAGCTGCACAAAAAATAAACAATAACTTTTTTGAATTGTTTAATGTCGGTGCCGTAACAGACAATACAGCCAGACAAAGAGCTAACGCAGCTTTCGATACAGCAAACACAAAAATTACAAAAACGGGTGATGTTGTTACTGGTTCATTGATCTTTAGAACGGATGCAAATAACGCATATCCAAATACAAGAATAGGTAACATTCAAGAAGCAAACAGTATTGATGTTTTTGCAGGAAATGTAAATGACTTTGCTCAATTAAACTGGTCAAACACAAATTTTGCAATCGTTGATAGTACTGGTGTTGTCTGTCAAACAGCAAACACAGCAGTACAATTAAAAGATGAATTGCAAGAGGTTATTATTGTTGTAGACACAAATAGTTGGGCATTTGGTAGTAACGGAAGAGTAATTCTTTTTGATAGTTCAATAGGATCACGATCAACTTTGGCTCCAGGTTTCAGAAATGTAGTAAAAGTATCTTCGAATACTTTCAACGCATCAAACACAAGTGATGTTATCTTCTGTGATCCAAACGCAGCCGGAGGAGTTGTAACAGTTAACTTATCTGCCAACACAGATCCAGGTAAAAGCATAACGATTAAAAACATTAACACCGGATCATATAATGTTAAAGTTTCTGGTACAGAAAGAGCTTATCCTTACATAGAACATCCCACAGATCATAATTTTGTAACAACGTTCACAATACCTTTTACGGGTGAAGTTTATACTTGGGTTTTTGAAAGCGGAGTATACCGATACATTGGTTGAAATGAACACATTTGATAAAAATATGGAAAAAATATTTGATGTTACTCCCGTTGAAGTGACAGAAGATAAACCGTTGGTGCCAATGAAAAGTAAGTCTGATGAATTGGACTTGAAACAAGACCTTACGGATGCCTACGAACAATCCAAAAGTAATCTTCAAGATATCATCGAACAAGGCAAAGATGCCATGGATGAAATTCTTCAGATTGCAAAAGCGGGTCAACATCCAAGAGCATTTGAAGTTTATGGCACTCTACTAAAGAATATGGTAGAAGCCAATGACCGTCTTCTAAAGATGCAAAAAGAAATGCGTGAGATGGACGGCAAGAAAAAAGATAATGGTGATACAAAAATTGACAAGGCTATTTTTGTTGGTTCGACTGCGGAACTATCAAAAATTTTAAAGAATAATGGACAATAAAGATTCTTACCGCGACAATCCGTTATTAAAGAGAGCTGGTGTACAACTTGAATATACTCAGGAACAAGTCGATGAGTATATAAAATGTGCAAAAGATCCAATTTATTTCGCAAAAAATTATGTAAAAATTGTTAACGTTGATGAGGGCATCATCAACTTCAGAATGTGGCCTTTCCAAGAAGAGATGTTGAATCTGTTTAAGGACAATCGTTTCGTAATCACAAAATGTCCTCGCCAGGTTGGTAAAACCACAACAACAGTTGCATATCTACTACATGCAACACTGTTTCAAGATTCACAAAACGTTGCCGTTCTGGCCAACAAAGGTTCTTTGGCTAGAGATATTCTTGCAAAGTATCAACTTGCATATGAAAACTTACCAATGTGGTTACAACAAGGTGTGATCACATGGAACAAAGGTAACGTAGAACTGGAAAACGGTTCAAAGATTATCGCTGCGTCTACATCATCCAGTGCTATCCGAGGTGGTGCATTCAACATCGTATTCTTGGACGAATTTGCGTTCGTTCCACAAAACATTGCGACAGAATTCTTCAACTCTGTTTATCCCGTTATCTCATCTGGTAAAAAGACAAAGATCATTATTGTTTCCACACCAAATGGTATGAATCTATTCTACAAACTATGGATGGATTCGATCAACAAGAAGAATGATTATGTTCCGTTTGAGATTCACTGGTCGAACGTACCGGGAAGAGATGAGAAATGGAAAGAAGAAACAATTCGTAATACTTCATTACGTCAGTTCCAACAGGAGTTTGAAACTGAATTCTTGGGTTCTTCAAATACACTGATCTCCGGTTACAAACTACAACAATTGGTTTACATAGATCCAATTGCTGACCATGACATGTTGAAAATCTATGAACATCCGATCAAAGAAATCAACGGGCATCCAAAAGACAATCTTTATGCAATCGTTGTCGATGTGTCAGAAGGTAAAAACTTGGACAGTTCTGCGTTCTCTGTGATTGATATATCTCAGACACCTTACAAACAGGTTGCAACGTACAAGAGTTCATCGATTTCGCCGATATTGTTCCCGACAGTCATCTATAACGCAGCAAAATACTATAACGATGCATACGTTTTGGTGGAAATCAATAACAACCCACAGGTTGCAGACTCACTACATGCAGATTTTGAGTATGAAAACCTATGGAAAGTATTCACAGGTAATAAGAAACCACAACAACTATCTGCCGGTTTTGCAAGAGGTGTGCAGATGGGCATTAAAATGTCACCTCAGGTCAAAGCAATTGGTTGTTCCAACCTAAAAACTTTGATCGAAGGCGACAAACTATTAATTAATGACTTTGATACCTATTCCGAACTAACAACTTTTGTTCAACAGAACAATTCATTTAAAGCGGAAGAAGGTGCAAACGATGACTTGGTTATGGGTTTAGTTATTTTTGGATGGTTAACAACACAAAAATACTTTAAAGAAATCGTCAACCACGATGTAAGAAAACAAATTCAGTTGGAAAGCATGAACCAGGTAGATGAAGAAACTTTACCTGCACCAATTATCGAAAATGGTTTAGATAACGAATTTGAAATAATGGGTGGTGATATATGGGAAGTTGCAAATGGAGGAGAAACTTATGCAAACTTCATAAGAAAGACACTGAACGGTTTATAAAAACAGTGTTTCATAAATAACCATTATGGTATTCAACTGCCAAAAGAACAAATATTAATTCAAGGAGAATAAAATGGCATTTCAAATCTCTCCAGGCGTAAATGTCTCAGAAGTAGACTTAACTACAGTAGTCCCTTCAGTACTTACAACCGCCGGTGCTTTTGTTGGAACATTCGATTGGGGTCCAGCACAAGAAATCATACTGACTGACAGCGAAGTTAACTTACTGAAGACCTTTGGACAGCCTAGTTCAAACTCGGCCGTATCTTTCTTTTCGGCAGCAAACTTCTTGGCATACGGAAATAATTTAAGAACTGTTCGTGCTGTCGGCGCAAATTGCAAAAATGCAACAGTTACATCAGGTGAAGCTATCAGAGTTAACAACGAAGATATTTTCCAAGAAACATACTTGAGCGCAAACACCAACACTTATGGTTCTTTCATGGCCAGATATCCTGGCGCATTAGGCAATTCCCTAAACGTTTCTGTTTGTTCTAGCAGCACACAATTCAGTACATGGGAACACAAATCACTTTTCACATCAGCACCAGGTTCATCTGATTACGCATCTTCACTAGGTGGTTCAAATGACGAATTGCACGTTGTTGTTGTGGATGAAGATGGTTTGTTTACCGGTGTTAGAGGTACCGTTTTGGAAACATTCCAATTCCTTTCAAAAGCATCAGACGCAAAGATCAATGGTCAATCAAACTATTACAAACAAGTAATTTTTGACACATCAAACTATGTGTATGCAGTTGCACCTGTAGATTATGCAAATACTGTAGACACATGGGGCCAAACAGCCGCAAATAGAGCATTTGATACTGCATTAAATACATATCAATCTTTGGCTGGCGGAAATGATGAGTTGCCAACAAATGCTAACCTGCAAACTGGTTGGGACTTATTTGCCAACAAAGACACAGTTGATGTTTCTCTAGTTGTTACTGGCGATGCAAGCACAACAGTTCAACAATACGTTATTGACAACGTTGTTAATGGACGTAAAGACTGTGTTGCATTCATTTCACCTGCTCAAGGTGATGTTGTTAACGAAACAGATGCTACCGCAACAACCAATATTACTACATGGTTGACAAACCTGTCACGTAGATCATCATATGTTGTTGCTGATTCTGGTTGGAAATATCAGTTCGACAAGTACAACAACGTATATCGTTGGATTCCACTGAACGGTGATATTGCTGGTCTGTGTGTATATACTGACAACGTAACAGATCCTTGGTTCTCTCCAGCAGGTTACAACCGTGGCGCTATCAAGAACGTCATCAAACTGGCTTGGAACCCACCAAAAACATATCGTGACACACTATATGCAGCAGGTGTAAACCCAGTTGTTTCTTTCCCTGGTCAAGGAACCATACTGTTTGGAGACAAGACACTGTTGAACAAACCTTCAGCATTTGATCGTATCAATGTACGTAGACTGTTCATTGTTCTGGAAAAAGCAATCTCTGAAGCATCTAAGTTCTCTCTGTTTGAATTGAATGATGAATTCACCAGATCACAATTTGTGTCTCTGATTACTCCTTTCCTACGTGACATTCAAGGTCGCCGTGGCATCGTTGACTTTAAAGTTGTTTGCGATGCGACAAATAATACACCACAAGTTATTGACAACAATCAATTTGTTGGTGATATTTACATTAAGCCTGCTCGTTCAATTAACTACATTCAACTGAATTTTGTTGCTGTTGCTACAGGTGTTGAGTTCAACACAATTGTTGGTGCAGCTTAATAAATAAACAATAACGGGAGAAAAAAAATGGCATTTAATGTAGCAGAATTCAGATCAAACATGATTGGTGACGGCGCACGTGCCAATCTGTTTTCTGTAGACATGATTCTACCAAGCTATGCACAAGCTGCACAAGCTGCAACAAACAAAGTCAGATTCATGGCTAAGTCGGCACAGTTACCTGGTTCCACAATCGGAACAGTACCTATGTTCTACTTTGGTCGTGAAATGAAGTTTGCCGGTAACAGATCATTCGCAGATTGGACAATTACGATTGTAAACGATGAAGACTTCCTAATCAGAAATGCAATGGAAAGTTGGATGAATTCAATCAATAACCACAGATCAAACACAAGAGCTGGTGTTGCACTAAGAAGCGGTTCTGGTCCAGCAACAACTGTTGGTGGTTATACAACTGATGCAAACGTTGTTCAATATGGCAAAACAGGAAACGTACTAAAGAATTACAATTTTGTTGGTATTTTCCCAATTGACATATCTGCAATCGATTTAGATTGGGGTTCAAACGATGCTATCGAAGAATTCACAGTGACATTCGCATATCAGTATTGGGAAACCAATTCAACACCACCTTCTGAATTACCAGCGGGTTAATGGTGTTTACAACTTGAATTAAACGGAAGGGCCCACGGGCTCTTCCATTTATGTTTTATTGATTTTATTATTAATTTTTAAAAAATATGGCCGATACTAATAAATTTTCACTTTTCGGATTTACAATCTCACGTGATAAGAGAGAACAAGAGGATGTTCTCCAGCAATCTTTTGCGCCTCCGGCCGCAGATGATGGCGCATTAACTATTTCATCAGCCGCTTATTATGGTACATACGTTGACTTAGACGGTACTGCAAAGAATGAAGTCGAATTGATTTCTAGATACCGCGAAATGTCAATGCAACCAGAAATTGAATCTGCAATCGATGACATAGTTAATGAAGCTATTTGTCAAGACGATGACGGTAAAATTATCAATATCGTTTTAGACAATCTAAAACAACCCGATAGAATCAAAAAAGCCTTAAAAGAAGAGTTCAACATCATTCTTAAATTGTTGAACTACAATAATATGGCTCACGATATCTTCCGTAGATATTATGTTGATGGTAGAATGTATTACCACATCATCATCGACAAAGAAAATCCTGCTGAAGGTATTAAAGAATTAAGATATATCGATCCTCGTAAACTACGCAAGGTTCGTGAAATCAAAAAACAAAAAGATGAAAGAACTGGTGCAGAGATAATGGCAACAGTCAATGAGTATTATCTCTATAATGACAAGGTTGTCACTGGAAGTTCTTCCAACTATGGACCTGTTGGTGTTCGTATCACGACAGACTCTATTATCTCCGTAGTCTCAGGACTTATGGATTCACGCCGTGCAGTTGTTTTGAGTTACCTACACAAGGCAATCAAACCACTGAACCAGTTGCGTATGATTGAAGACGCAACGGTTATCTACCGCATCTCTAGAGCACCAGAACGCCGCATCTTCTATATTGACGTAGGCAACTTACCAAAGTTAAAAGCAGAACAATACCTGCGCGACATTATGGTCAAATACAAAAACAAACTTGTATATGACGCAAACACTGGTGAAATCCGTGATGACAGAAAATTCTTATCCATGATGGAAGACTTCTGGTTACCACGTAGAGAAGGTGGCAAGGGCACAGAAATCACCACACTACCAGGTGGTCAAAACCTAGGTGAACTGGAAGACGTTAAGTATTTCCAGAAAAAACTATATGGTGCGTTGAACGTTCCAGTTTCTAGACTAGAAACAAACCAAAGTTTCTCTTTAGGTCGTTCATCAGAAATTACACGTGATGAAATTAAGTTCTCTAAGTTTGTTGCACGTATGCGTAACAAGTTTTCAGATGTTTTTGACCAAGCAATGCGTGTTCAGTGTGTACTGAAAGGTATTTGTACCGCAGATGAGTGGGATGTCTTTAAAGAAAACATCTATTTCGATTTCATTCAAGACAACAACTTCACGGAACTTAAAGACGCGGAGTTGATGAGAGAAAGACTTTCATTGTTGCAGTCTGTCGATCCTTATACTGGTCGTTATTTCTCACAAAAGTGGATTCAACAAAACGTGTTGCGTCTGACAGATGATGAAATTAAAGAGATGCAAGATCAAATCGATTTGGAAAAAGAACAAGGTTTAGGTTTACCAGTTGAGGTAACAAACTCAGTTGCACAACAACAAATGGCAGGTGACATTCAAACGCAGCAACAGTTGCAAATGGCACAAGGGCAAGCTGAGATACAACAAGATATGCAACCTCAACAACAAGCACCTGCGGCAAATAATTCAAGTGACAAAAAGAAACAAACCAGTTCTAGAGCCGACTTGAGTTTAGAAGATACTACATTCACTAAATTGAAACGTATATTATAAGGAGATAGAGATGAGCGAAGTAACAAGAACCATAGTTGATTTTGCGGATGAAGGTGATGCAAAGAACATGCGTGATGCATTGTATGCAGCCATTCAAGACAGAGTGATGGCACATATAGATTCTCACAAACAGAGTATTGCAAAAACATTAATTGCACCAGAAGAGTCGGAAGATTCAACTGATGCGGTTGAAAACGCTTAAATACCTCAAATAATACTAGGAATAAAAAATGGCCAACAAATATACTTATCAAGTACTAAAGGACGATACACAATTTGCAGTCATCAAACTGACAGCAGATTTTGACGGTACTGGCCAAGAGAACAATACAGCAAGAATTGCCGCAAACACTCTTTATGGTGCTTTGGCAACAAACGGTTTCTTAGTTGCAAATTCTCAAGGCGGCGCAGCAAACACAACACTATCATATTACGGTTTAAATGTGAATCGTATTTGGTACGACACAGACACAGGAACAGGTGATGTTCAATTGTATTGGTCAAATACTGCAAGTGCATTAGCTAATGCAGGTGTACCAATTATGTTCTTACAGGGTAATGGTGAGTATGATGCCGGTGGAAACTGGATTACTATTAGAAATCCCAACAGAACATCATTTCACAATGGAGACATTGGTATAGTCACCAGAGGTCAAGTTGCAAATTCAAGTTACACAATTATTCTAGAATTGCGTAAAGAAAACGAATACTACCAGCGCGGTCAGTTCAACGATCCTGCTGCATTCAACTACGGCGAATATTCGATCCGTCCATAATAAGGTAATAAAATGAAACTTATTAAAGAAATTACCGAGTCCGTAAATTACTTAACGGAAGAAAAAGATGGAAAGAAAACTCTCTTCATTGAGGGTCCTTTCCTTGTTTCCGAAAGAACAAATAAAAATGGACGTATGTATAAAGAAGAAACTATGCGTAAAGAAGTTTCTCGTTATACAGAAGAATACATCAATAAAAATCGTGCCTTCGGTGAACTGGGACATCCAGATACACCTTCAATCAATCTCGACCGCGTTTCACACTTAATCGTGGGTTTGCGTCAAGAAGGAAATGATTGGATAGGCAAAGCTAAAATTCTTGAAACACCAATGGGCAATATTGCAAAGAACCTGATCGAGGGTGGCGCACAACTAGGTGTGTCTTCTCGCGGTATGGGTTCTCTGAAAGCAGTCAATGGTGTTAACATAGTTCAAGATGACTTTCATCTGGCCACAGCGGCAGATATCGTAGCAGATCCTTCTGCGCCTGGAGCTTTTGTTCAAGGTATTATGGAAGGTAAAGAATGGGTGTTTGTTAACGGAATTTGGACCGAACAACATATCGAAGAATCACAGAAGTTAATTAAAAAGGCTTCTCGTAAAGATATCGAAAAAGTAAGTTTACAAATTTTCGAAAACTTCATCAAAAAACTTTAATTATAAATATCCAATATATAAATCAAGGAGATTCTCAAAATGGGAAAATTTAATCTGACAGAAGCCGCTAAAGACATTTTGCAAGGCAACGTATCTGCAAAACACGGTGGCCAAGATGCACCACAAAAACTAAGTGGCGCCGTTGCTTATGGCACAAAAGAAGCTGGCGAAGTTGCTGGTGTCGTTGACAAACAAGATGACGATAAGCCAGATTATACAAAAGGCACACCAAGTGCTACACCTCCTGGTGCAACACCACCAGTTGGTGCTCAGCCTGGTGGCAAGTTGTCTGGACCAGCAGATTCAGAAGGACGTAAAGATTTGGCACAGACTGTTCAAGCAGATGCCACAGAATACGCTTCGATCCGTGACCGTGTAAAAGCTCGTCTGGCTACACAAACAATGCAGTCAAATCCTGGCGCAGTTTTCCATGCCGTTCCAGAAGAAACAGAAGTTGATTCTGAAGTTATTGCTGAAGCTGAGAAAGAAGAAAAAGAAGGTCACGAGGACGAAGCTCAAGACAAAGCAATGATCAAGAAGATGATGAAAAAACAAAAAATGAAAGAAGACATGGACGCTGACGTTGATGCACTTCTTTCTGGTGAAAATCTCTCTGAAGAATTCAAAGAGAAAGCACAAACAATTTTTGAAGCTGCCGTTATTGCACGTTCACACGCAATCGTTGAAGAAGTTGAAGAAGCTCTGTACGAAGAGTTCGAATTGGCTGTTGAAGAAGTCAAAAACGAATTGGCAACAAAGCTTGATGACTACATCAACTACATGGCAGAAGAGTGGGTCAAAGAGAACCAACTGGCAATCGAAAAAGGTCTGCGTTCTGAAATCGTTGAAGATTTTATCCGTGGATTACACGACCTGTTCAAAGAACACTACATCGATATTCCAGAAGAAAAAGTGGATGTTGTCGAAGAACTGACAAACAAAGTTGAAGAACTTGAAGCCACAATCAACGAACAGATCGAATCTGCTGTTAAGTTGAAAAAGGAATTGAACGAACACAAAAAGAATGAGGCTATACATGCAGTATGTGAGGGCCTAACGCAGACTCAAGTGGAAAAAATGAAATCACTCGCAGAGAGTGTTGATTTTACCACTGACGAAGATTTCGCAGACAAACTAGTTACACTGAGACAATCATATTTCAGTGCATCAGTTAAACCTGCGGACAGTTCTGCTCTGAACGAAGCAGTGGAGATCGAGGAAGAAAAGAAGGAACAACCTTCTGCCGATCCAATGATCAACATGTATGCAAAAACAATCTCAAAAACATTGGCTAAATAAATAAAATTTACCAATATTAGAAACTCACAAGGAGAAATCAATGTTTCTATCTGAAGAATTACAAAAGAAATGGACTCCTGTTCTGGAACACCCAGAACTGGAAAAAATTACAGATCCATACAAGAAAGCCGTTACTGCTGTAGTGTTGGAAAACCAACAACAAGCAATGAAGGAATCTGCACAACAACTGAATGAAACAACCTACTCAGCTGCGCCAACAAACGTAACTGGTGGTGTTTCAAACTACGACCCAATCTTAATCAGCTTGGTTCGCCGTGCTCTGCCTAACCTGATTGCTTATGACGTTGCTGGCGTTCAGCCAATGACAGGTCCTACAGGCCTGATCTTCGCAATGCGTGCTCGTTACGACACACAATCTGGCGGTCCTTCTAATACAAACGAAGCCTTCTTCAACGAAGCTAACACCATCTTCTCTGGTGCTGGTTCTTCTACTAACCTGTATGGCTTCCGTGGTAACAACACAACAGACGTTAGAACAAACTCTGTTGCAGACTTTACTGCTAACAGCTACACAACTGGTATCGGCATGACAACAACACGTGCTGAAGGCCTGGGTGCAGACACAGACACAGGTATGTTCAACCAGATGGCATTCAGCATTGAGAAAGTTACTGTAACTGCTCAATCACGTGCTCTGAAGGCTGAGTACTCTCTGGAACTGGCACAAGACCTGAAAGCAGTTCATGGTCTGGATGCTGAAACAGAATTGTCTAACATTCTGTCTACAGAGATTCTTGCTGAAATCAACCGTGAAGTTATCCGTACAATCTACACATGCGCTGTTGGCGGTGCTCAGTTCGGTACAACAACCGCTGGTGTGTTCGACTTAGACACAGACTCTAACGGTCGTTGGTCTGTTGAGCGTTTCAAAGGTCTGATTTTCCAAATCGAACGTGATGCTAACGTTATCGCTAAGCAGACTCGTCGTGGAAAAGGTAACGTTCTGATCGTTTCTTCAGACGTTGCTTCTGCTATGGCTATGGCTGGTGTTCTGCAATACACACCTGGTCTGCAAGCTGACCTGCAAGTTGATGACACAGGCAACACCTTCGCTGGTCTGTTGCACGGTCGTATCAAGGTCTACATCGATCCATACTTCGGTGGATACACATCCAACCAAGAATTGGTAACTGTTGGTTATAAGGGTACTTCTCCTTATGACGCTGGTCTATTCTACTGCCCATACGTTCCTCTACAAATGGTTCGTGCAGTTGACCAGTATACATTCCAACCAAAGATTGGATTCAAGACACGTTACGGCATGGTTGCAAACCCATTCGCAACAGGTCTGACAACTGGCAACGGTGCTCTGAACGCACGTAGCAACGTTTACTACAGAATCTTCCAAGTTAAGAACCTGATGTAATCGGTAAGTCACCGTTAAGAGTGACACTTTAAAAGGGACCTTCGGGTCCCTTTTTTTATGGTTCCTAAATACCTACAAGGAGATTTAAATGACCGCCCTGAACAGAAATCCAGAAAATACAAATCTATTACAACCAACAAAGTTTTTGTTGACGTTTAGTAGGATTACTGCGACACAATATTTTTGTCAATCAGTTAGTATACCAAGTATCTCTTTAGGTGAAGTGGATAGAGTTACACCATTTCTGGACTTATATTCTCCTGGCACAAAACTAAAATACGATCCACTGGACATTTCTTTCATAATAGATGAAGAATTACAATCTTGGAAAAACTTATATGATTGGTTCATTTCAATTGCCGATCCGGATGGTTTTGGTGGAAGATCACCTAACAGAGAGTTGCAACAACAGAAATACTTTTCCGATGCAACGTTAACCGTATTGAGTGCTCTGAATAATCCAATTTTGAGAATCGAATTTACTAATATTTTCCCTTTGTCTTTGTCGAGTATTGATTTTGATACCAGACTATCAGCAGATACTATAGTCACATGTAATGCAACTTTTAGGTATCAATCATATAAGTACTTGACAATTTAACTGAAAACCTTTATAATGTTTTGAAACAATTTATTTGATGTAAGCTGTTGATCTATATAATAAAAACTGAATTTGTGAAACGATTATGGAAACAATTGAAAACATATTGAAGATGTGGGAAAACGATGCGGTTATAGACCAAACGGAACCCAGCAAAGAACTTATCAAGATACCTACACTACACAGCAAGTATCTTGGATTTCTAACCAAACACAAAATCGCATCGAAAAAGGCACACTTCGATTACCTTCGTATGCGTAAAATCAAATGGGAATACTTCACTGGTAAGTTGTCTCAAGAAGAACTGGAACAATATGGTTGGGAACCTTTTCAGTTTGCACTCAAATCTGATATCACTACATATCTTGAAGCAGACAAAGACTTAATCAAGTTACTTGAAAAGAAAGTATACCATGACGAAACTGTGTCGGTCATTGAATCGATTATGAATGAACTGAAACAAAGAACATGGCAATTACGTGATTTTATCTCATGGGAGAAATTCGTTGGAGGCCAATGACCTAATTATAACAAAGAAAGATGAAGTGTTCGCCAAAGTGGTATGTGAACGTCACCTTGCGATGGAACTGTCAGAGTACTTCACATTCTTTGTACCAGGTTATCAATTCGTTCCAGCCTATCGGAATCGAATCTGGGACGGTAAAATACGTCTATTCAATCTAACGACACAACAAATCTATTTGGGTTTGATACCCTATCTAAAAGAATTCTGTGAAGAACGCAATTACACCTACTCGATAGAAGAAACTCAAGACGAATATTCAATTTATCATTTCGATAAGTTTGCAAAGACTTTGAATCTGCATTCTCAAGGAAAACCAATTGGTGTAAGAGAACATCAGAGGAAAGCATTCATTCATGCAATGCAACACAGAAGAGCGCTGTTGTTGTCACCGACCGCTTCTGGTAAATCACTCATAATTTATCTTTTAGTCAGGCAACTTCTTGATTACCAAAAGTTAAAAGGTCTTATCATTGTACCAACAACATCACTAGTTGAACAGTTGTATTCAGACTTTGCCGATTACTCATCAGAAAATAATTTCGTTGTTTCAGAAAACGTACACAGAATATACCAAGGAAAAGAAAAAGTTTCTGATAAACCAGTAATTATTTCTACATGGCAGTCACTGTATCAACTACCAAAAGAATACTTTGAACAGTTTGATTACGTCATTGGAGATGAGGCACACTTGTTCAAGGCACAGTCACTAACAACAATTATGACTGCCGCAAACAAAACAAAGTATCGTATTGGTTTAACTGGTACTTTAGATGGCACCAAGACTCACAAACTGGTCTTGGAAGGTTTGTTTGGTACTGTAGAGAAGGTAATCACAACAAAAGAGTTGATCGATAAGAAACAATTGTCGCCTTTCAATATCAAATGTCTGGTACTCAAACATTCACCAGAGGTATGTGAAAAACATAAAGATGATTCTTATCAAGAAGAAATAGAATACCTTATCACATCCGAAAACAGAAATAGATTCATTAGAAATCTATGCATCAGTTTAGACAAAAATACCCTAGTGCTTTATCAAATGGTTGAAAAACATGGTAAAATATTGTATAATATAATTAAAGAAAAAGCAAACGGCCGCAAGGTATTTTTTGTACATGGCGGAGTAGAAACAGAAGACAGGGAAAATATTCGCAAGATTATGGAGACAGAAAATGATGCTATTGTTGTGGCTTCTTTTGGGACTTTTTCTACTGGAATTAATATTAGGAATTTACATAATATTATCTTCGCATCTCCGTCAAAGTCAAGAGTTCGAAATCTTCAATCGATTGGACGATCTCTTAGACAGTCGGAAGGTAAAGAAATGGCAACGCTCTATGATATCGCAGACGATCTCAGACACGGAAAGAAAATGAACTTTACTCTACAACATTTCGTGGAGAGAGTGAAAATATATAATGAAGAGAAGTTCTCTTTTAAAATTTACAACATAGGATTAAAAGATGGAAAATAACATTTACGCTCTCAGATTCAAGGATGGAACTGATGTTATTTGCATTATGGAACAAATTGATTCATATCAAATGAAAGTTACAAACCCCATGATGTTTGAAGTGAGGAATTCAAATCTGCTTTTGCAACATTGGTTACCGGTAGATATTATGAAAGGTGATTCGGTGGCAATAAACAATGAGGATATTCTTTGTGTTTTTGAACCAACCGATGAATTTAAGGAATATTACCTGAATACTGTGGAACGTATGGCAGAATTATTGAATAATAAGTCTAAGGTAAAGGAACAAGATATTAATATGATGGAGATGCTAAAAGAGATGGAATCAATTAAAGGAAATTTATTACATTAATATCATCGGGGCTACACCGTGAACTGTATCACGTGTCAAGCCTTTTGTCAACAACTTTTTATGGTATACTTGAATGAACAAACAGAAACACTACATCAATAATGAAGATTTCCTAAAGGCATTAGTCGCATACAAAGAGCTATGCATAGAGTCTGAAAAGAATGGTAAACCGAAACCCAACATACCAAATTATATTGGTGAATGTTGGATGAAAATTGCCGAAGGACTCTCACACAAACCAAACTTTATCAACTATACTTACCGAGATGAAATGATTTCGGATGGCATTGAAAACTGTCTGATGTATTTTGAGAACTTTGATCCAAACAAATCCAAAAATCCGTTCGCATACTTCACTCAGATCATTTACTATGCATTCCTTAGGAGAATTCAAAAGGAAAAGAAACAACTGTATGTGAAGTACAAATCTACCGAACAGATTGGTATTCTGGATGAATTTGAAACCATGGAGTTTGAAGATGGTACAACTAAACAGTTTGAACTGTATGACAACATTGCCGAGTTTATTGAGAACTACGAAGTTGCCAAAAAAAGCAAAAAAGAAATGAAGTTGGTAAAGAAGCCCAAAGGCGTTGAAAAATTTATGGAGTGATTATGAAAGTAGGATTTACATGTTCATGTTTCGATCTGTTTCATGCAGGTCATGTAATGATGTTGAGAGAAGCAAAAACTCAATGTGACTATTTAATTGTGGGGTTACAAACTGATCCAACAATTGATAGAAATTGGAAAAATAAACCCGTTCAATCGGTATTGGAAAGATTCATTCAGTTAGATGCTTGCAAATACGTGGATCAAATTGTACCATATGCCACAGAAAAAGAACTGAAGGATATATTGACTTCTTATCCAATTGATGTTAGAATCATTGGAGAAGAGTATCGTGATAAACAATTTACTGGTCACGATCTACCAATGCAAGTCTATTTTAATAGTAGACAACATAGTTTTTCAACAACCGAATTGCGGCAGCGAGTAACAGAATCCACAAGTAAATGAAAATTGCGATAATAACTGATCAACATTTTGGTGCAAGAAATGATTCGGTTCATTTTTTGGATTTCTATGAAAAGTTTTATAGAGACACCTTCTTTCCAAAATTAAAGGAAGAAAAGATTCAAACCGTATTGATTCTTGGTGACACCTTTGATCGCAGGAAATACATGAACTTTTACACACTGAAACGTGCAAAAGAAATGTTTTTTGATCCACTCTCACAACTTGGTATTCAGGTTCACATCTTGGCTGGTAACCATGATACCTATTTTAAAAACACAAACGATGTAAATTCGGTTGACTTGTTGTTGAATGAGTATGGCATCAGTTTCAATGTGATTGATCACCCATCACACATATATGTTGGTCCTCATAAAATTTGCATGATGCCATGGATTTGTCCTGAAAATTATGAGGACAGTATGGCAACATTGAATGAATCCGATTCAAATTTTTGCATGGGTCATTTTGAAATAGCTGGCTTTGCAATGTATCGTGGCATGCCTAGTGAAGGCGGACTAGATCGTTCGTTGTTTAGAAAATTCAGACATACATTCAGTGGTCACTACCACCACAAATCAAGTGCAGATGGTATAACATACTTGGGTAATCCGTATGAATTGACTTGGCAGGACTATAATGATGAAAGAGGATTTCATATTTTTGATTTAGATTCTGAAGAACTCACATTCGTAAAAAATCCTAATGTCATGTTTCACAGAATTAAATATGACGATAAAGAAGAAACCATTACCGAAATTAACAGCAGAGACTTGAGCATTTATAACAACACATACGTAAAAGTGGTTGTAATCAACAAAACGAATCCGTATTTGTTTGACAAGTTTATGAATAATCTGTATAATGTCAATCCAATTGATATCACTATTGCAGAAGATTTCACAGAGTTGTCTGAAGGTATTGATGATAAGATGATTGATCAAGCGGAAGATACGTTGACGATCCTTAACAAGTATGTTGACTCAATCAAAGAAGACAGCATAGATAATAATGAACTGAAAAACTTATTGAAAGAACTCTACGTAGAGGCCTTGAATACTGAACAAGCATGATACTATTTCGAAAGATTCGTTGGAAAAACCTGTTGTCTACAGGCAATGTATTTACTGAGATTGATTTCACCAAATCACAGAACACATTGATCATTGGCCAAAATGGTGCGGGAAAATCCACCATTTTGGATGCATTGTGTTTTGGTTTGTTTGGTAAGCCCTTTCGCAAAATTAATAAACCACAATTGCTTAATTCTATCAACTCGCGTGATGCGGTAGTTGAGATTGAATTTTCTATTGGTAAAAAATCATATAAAGTTGTACGTGGCATCAAACCAAATCTGTTTGAAATTTACGTCAACGATGTGTTGTTGAACCAAGATGCAGCTGCAAAAGACTATCAAGAAATCCTAGAGAAGAACATTCTCAAACTAAACTACAAGTCTTTTACGCAGGTTGTTATTCTTGGTTCAGCATCTTTTGTTCCTTTTATGCAACTATCTGCATCAGATCGCAGAACAATCATTGAAGACCTACTTGACATTCAAATCTTTTCTTCAATGAATGCCGTTGTTAAGGACAAACTCTCCAATATCAAAGATGATATCACTAAGGTTAAATTCGATATCAATTTGGTAGAAGAGAAAATAAAATTACAGAAACAAAATATCGAAGAACACAAATTGCGTAATGATGTGGAAATCGAAAACAAGAAAAAGGAAATTCAAAACTCACGGAACCAGATAGATAAGATTACGAAAGATATTGAACTGATACAGAAACATGTATCAGTCTTGACTTCCAAGGTCGGAGATGGAAAAGAACTTCTACAGAATAAGTCTAAAAAACTTATTCAGATAGAAGCCAAGATCGAAAACAATATTACCAAAAACGAAAAGGATATTGAATTCTATGAAAAAAACGACAACTGCCCAACCTGTAAACAATCTATTGAAACACATTTCAAAGAACAACAAATTGAAGAAAGAAAATCCAAAGTCGGTGTTCAACAAAAGGGTCTTGAGGAAGTTAAGGCCGAGATTAACAAAATCACACAACGAATGAAAGAAATCACCGGAGTGTTGGAACATATCAATGCACACAACGGTGAAATCATCAAACACAATTCAACCATTTCGGCCATTCAGCAATACATTACCAAGTTGAACGTTGAAATCAATAGTCTTTCCACAAACAAAGACAACCTTGAAGAAGAGAATGAAAAACTGAAGGGTTTGAAATCTGAATTGACCACATATTCTTTGTCTTATGAAAAACTAATCTCGGCAAAACACTATCACGAATTTGCCAGTGGTCTATTGAAAGATACCGGTATCAAAACCAAAATCATCAAACAGTATTTGCCGATTATGAATAAACTGATCAACAAGTACCTGACTGCGATGGACTTCTTTGTCAACTTTAATATCAATGAGAACTTTGAAGAGACAATCAAGAGTAGACACCGTGATGAGTTTTCATATGCCAATTTCTCTGAAGGAGAAAAGATGCGTATTGACCTGGCATTGTTGTTCACGTGGCGACAAATTGCCAAGTTAAAGAATTCAACAAACACAAACCTTCTGATTCTAGATGAGGTCTTTGATTCTTCACTTGATACAGTTGGTACAGAAGAGTTCCTAAAACTGATTCACGAAATGGGAACAGATACAAACGTATTTGTTATTTCACATAAAGGCGACCAATTATTCGACAAGTTCCGTAGTGTAATTAGGTTCGAAAAGAAAAATAATTTTTCAAGGATTGCAAAATGAATACTGATGAAGTTGTATTATACGATACACAAGAACAAAGTAAGGTTGCGTCAACCGCACCAATCTTTAAACTTGCTCCTCCTGACTGGCCAACTCTTTATCAAGTTTTGCCAGAGTTTAACTTTAAGAAACCACCCGTCAATCCGGCAGAGTTTGCTTCTTCTTTGGTAGAAACGTGTAAAGCAAATAATGGATTAGGTCTTTCTGCCAATCAGTGTGGTTTTCCACACCGGGTTTTTGTCATGGGTACCGGCGAAGAATATGTTGCGTTCTTTAATCCAGAATTAATCTCGACAGAGGGAGAAGTTCACATGGATGAGGGTTGCCTTTCTTTTCCAATGTTGACACTAAAGGTAACAAGACCTAAAACAATTCAGGTAAAATATCAAGACTTCAAAGGTGAAACACATACCAAAACTTTTGAGGGATTAACCGCCAGATGTTTCCTGCATGAACTTGACCACATGAACGGAATAGTGTATACTGATAGGACTAAACCTCTTGCACTTCAACTTGGTTTGAAAAAACTGAGTAAGTTAAACAAGAAGATGCTTAAGTTCCAAAAGTTTAATCTATCAAAAAAGAAATAATTAATGGCGAAGAAAAAAGTATATCCATCGTTCGATGAACAGTGGCGTCTTTGGCAAATTGAAAATGATCCAGAGCGTTTCACTCATATCGATACCGAGAAACTAAAACAATCCCTGGTCGATGACTTGACGAAGGCATCCAACATGGATGTCCGTGAATATACTTTGTATCAAAAGTGGTGTGAGGTACATGAGAAGTATCCCACAAGAGAGATCAATACACTCACAGATGGTTATGAGATTCAATTGATTGACGATAATCAATTGAAGATGGTTAAACAGGTCAAATCAAATTTCTGGATGCCAGAAACACCAGAGTGTTATGAGAAACTGAAACCTAAAATGGTCTTGTCGAATGGACCTTTGGCAGAAACCTGGAACACCATTCGTACCTTCTCTTCAACAATGAAGAACAATTCGAACATTGGTCGTAACCTGTTCTACACTGTTCAAGATGAAGTTTCAGGTAAATATCTTGGTGTCATTTGCATTTCATCCGACTTTCTTGACTTGACACCGCGAGACAAGGCCATCGGTTGGGAACGAACCATTAAGACACAAGGCAATATGATTAATCATACTGCAATCGGTTCAACCATTGTACCTCTGCAACCGCTTGGATTCAATTATATGGGCGGCAAATTGTTGGCACTACTCTGTCTCTCTGATACAGTACAGAAAGACTGGAAGAAACAATATGGTGATGTACTCGTAGGCGTGACAACAACATCACTGTATGGTAACACTAAATCAAATGGTCTGTCTCAGTATGACGGGCTTGAACACTGGAACAAAATGGGTTTCTCTAGTGGTTCAGTTGCATTCGAACCGACAAAGAAGACTGTTAATGCTGTCTATGATTGGGTAAAAGAGAATCACACTCAAAAATATTTCGAATGGTGGGAAGCCAAAAAACCAAATGGTCTGCCTTTTAAACGTGACCATAAAAACCGC